GCGAACGTCACCGTCCACCTTAACCGTAAATACCCAGCCGTGGTTGCCCTCCTTGCTCTCGTGGTCAGCCACCGCCGTGATTCGAGCGTAGTAGTCGCCCTCCGGCTTCCTACGTGGCCGGAATCCCCCCGCCTTGTCTTCCACACCGCTGAAGTCGAGGATCTTCGCCTTGACCGTCATTTGATCTCTCCTGTTCTCAACGCCCTGACCACTCTCCGAACGGTAGGGTCTTCAATTATGTCCGGCAGCAGGTGTTCGCTCCGGTACCCGGTTTCGTACATGTCGTCAACCCCGATGAACAACCGGCGCTGCTTGGTGTACTCTTCAGTTGTCCACTTGCCATCGACCTTCACCCGGCGCTCAAAGTTACCGCGCACCACATAGATACGTCCGGTGAGGTCAACCATGCCGTTGATGGCTGCTCGCGCACCCTTGGGCAACGACACGATGTACTGGTAACTGGTTGGTGTGTAATCCTCGTCGTCTTCCATATCGTCAGAAACCGACATAGGCTTACCCGCGATCAACTCAACTACCGGCACCATCTTTTCATGAGCGGTGAAAACGATACCCATGTGCCGGAGTGAGTGAAAGTTCTGGATCATGTTCTCAAAGGCTTGATTGGCCTGCCCGTAATACTGGATCTTCTTCTGCTCCGGACGTTTGGTAATCTCCTTCTCGCCCTTCTGGTGTGCCACCCAGTTGAAGGCGTGTCGGTAGATACCGGTGAGTCCGTCCATGTTGACCCAGCGGTAAGGGTGGTTCCCTGCCCTGAGGTACTGATACGCCTCGTGCATATCCTCCCACTGGTTGATAGGCCAGGTGGGTTTCAGCGCCGATGGCTGATCATCGGGATCGAGGGCCAACACATCCGGCGCACTGTTGCCGAAGGTGGTCTTGCCCTTTTTGTTCCGTCCGTACACCAGGAGGCGCGGTTCGCGAGGCTCCTCACCTGGATTCCGGATCTTCTGTTTGGCTATCTTGGAGTATTCAGTTTTACTCGCCACGAGGGTACCACCAGTCAGAGATGTCCATACGCCTGCGCCTGTACCCGTAGTCCACACCCATCTGCATACGACCCTCGGCATTAGGTGGCTCAGACATGCGCTCGTTGACCATCGCCTGAACCCGTTGCTGTGTCGTTCTCGGATCACCCCCATACACCAGAGCAAATCGAAGGGCCTCAGCTACAGTGTCTGCGGTGTGCTCAAGGATCATCAGCCCCTGGTCGGACATGTCATCGATGGGCATACGGGGATCATAGGAAGATGCATTGATGATGCCTGCATCAGCAAAGCGTTTGTTGTTGATGCGCTGGCGGAGGGCGAACAACATCTCCTGGCGAGGTGCTAGCGGTTTAAGCGTGTGAGCGTGTATACGACCCGCTCGAACGTCGTCCACCCATCGCTGTTCGCAGGCCGTCAGACGCATCCTGAGGGCCGGTGGGGTCGGTCGGGTGGTATGGACCAGGCACACCTTCGGTTCGGGGCACATGACGATCTGAAGGTGTTTGTTGCGTCGGCTACCCGCACGGAATCGCTTCGAGCGAGTGCGCGCATATGCCGGTGTCTTCATCGGTGGATATCCTCCCAACGGTTGGGGTTCCATGGTGTCGTGATTGGCGGAGGTGGTCAAACTCCCTCGGATTCTGGTTCTGGTTTGTCTTGGTAGTAATCGAGTGGGTCACCTACGCGGAATTCACGACGACGTAGTGTCAGCGCATCACCGCCCTTGAGTTCTGTCATGCATAGGTTCGTGAACGAGCACATCCACTCACACGATCGCTCATTACTGCGTTCCACTGAGTCAGGATCGTCCCACTCATAGCCGTGCATCCGGTCACGCGTACGCATGCCAGCGGCAACGGCACGTTGCAACATACCTTCGTCCTTCTCCAGCAAATCACGTCGGAAAAAGGGCGAGGTCTGAACTTCCCCGTGTCGGTATCGCTGGTTGTATAAAGGACGGAGCAACTCCTTATAGTCCCCCGGATTCAAGCCCAATTCTCGGAGGCCGCGAATCATCGTGGGGTAGTCGGTGTCTATCGCTTTCTTGGACAACCCCTCACGTTTGGTACCCGCATACGAGAGTGTTGGCTTGGTTGGTACTTTCGCCCGTATGTAGTTCCAGACGAACCCCTCAACCGGGTACCCGTTCTCTCGTGCACACCAAATGTAGAGCGGGCTGGCAGCGTCGAGGATCCTGACTGCGTTGTTGGGCAAGGTCTTGTTCGTCTTGGTGTCCTCGATCCATAAACCCCACTCGTCCTCGTACAGCCGGTCAACACGACACCGGTAGATGTCCAGCCCGTCCTCACTATCCGGCCATGGACACTCCAACATGAGTTCTGTGGCAATCGTGCGGGTGCCGTGGTGAGGGTCGTTCTTGTCAGCACCGTAGTGCCAGAGGTATGACCTCATCATGTCACGGAGTTCGTGGGGTAGGTCCCCCAGTGCCTCTTTCTCCTCATCCATGAGATTGTGGTACTTCTCAGTGAACTCCGCGTGCTTGGCCTTCCATGACCTGCCCGCGTAATGCTCCTCGAGCAAGGCATGGAACCAAGTACCCCGCTTAAGTGGCCGGTCACGCTTGGTGGCGTAGCGAACCTTCAACCGCTCGGCGTACTTGTACCGTGTCTGGTTGGCACACCGCCGCATAGACGACAGCATGCTGTGCGTCGTGATGCGCTTGCCGCTGTCGATATACAACGCGGGCCCTTGGAACGTTGCAGCCCATGCCGACTGTCCCCCGCAATCGGTACACACATCCGCGTATCCGTTACCGCGTCCCTCAAACCCGGAGTCCTTGCAAGTTCGACACTTCACCTTTGCCATGGTAGGAATCCCTCAACCCCGGCATCGCGAACCTCATCCAGTAGTATGTCGATAGTGTCGTAGGCAATAGTGCCCTCGCTGATCCAATCGGCGTACTCATCGCGGCGTTTTTTCAGCCAATCAACCAGACCGTTGTACGTCTCTTCCTCGTCAGAGTGTTCAAATCCAGTCATGGTTTCAGTTGTCCCTGGAGCCGCAGCAAGTCATGCAATTCCTTGCGAGTAATAGCCCGGGATCGATTGGGGCTCCTCATATCAACCACCCGAGAGGGAGTTCCATCATTGAGGTAAATCACGACATAAGCCAAGCCGATTTTCTGGAGGTCTTTCACCATGCGCACGTTGAGGTGTCGGTGAGCCGTGGTCTTTTTCTGAAACCAGTACACCGGAACATCGTTGTCGTTGTAGGTGATCAATGGGCCCTGCATCGCGTACACCCCAGCCTGCAAGGCATCTTCACCGATCCAGGACCACGGGGTTTGATCGTTGGTGGGTGGGGGTTGAGGATTCATGCGGCCAACTCCAATTCATACTTCATTGTGTCCTGCAGCCAATTTCTTAGCCCCACATTGGCACGGTTGCCAGACCTTAGCAATTCAGCGGGTATCTCGGTAGCGCCGCCCCAGTGCGACCCGACTTTGAGATCGGCCACGATGGGCACGGTGAGGTTGATACCGAACAACTTCTCGAGGGGTAGGTTTTCCATGGTGCGCTTGATGAGCGGCAGCGCCCGGGGTAGGTCGTCAATGCGGATCTCGAAGTTAACCGCATCGTGCACGGCACCAATCGGGTACGCCTCGATGCCCTCGCTCCGGAACAGTCGCGCGGTGTGCACCAACGACAACAGCGCCATATCTGAAGCGAAGCCCTGTACCGGGGAGTTGATTGCCTGGCGCTCTGCCTCAGCGCGTACGTCAGCGTTGGCCGAGTCGATGTCGGGCAGGTGCCGGATACGACCCATCAGGGTCTCAACCCTCTTGTACGTCGATGCCAGCTTACGCTGCCGCCCATGCCAGGGGAGTAGGTCCGGGAATTGGTCGAAGAACGACTTGCGGAAGGCGCGCGATTCCTCCTCGGACACGATCAGCTCGTAGTTGGCGAACGCGGTGTGAATGAACTTGGCCCAGCCCATGCCGTACAAGAATCCGAAGTTGACTGCCTTGGCCTTCTTGCGTTCCTCCGGCGTGACGAGATGCGCCGGTTTACCGGTCATCCGCATAGCGGTAGCCATGTGGATATCCTGACCGGTGGCGTACAGATGCAGCATGGTTTGCTCGCGCGCCAGGAACGCAGCGATGCGCAACTCAATCTGGGAGTAGTCAGCTTCGACAAATGCCCAGCCCGGAGCTGCCCCGAACACACCACGTACCAGTTTGTTACGGGGTACCTGCTGAAGGTTGACCCCTCGGCGCTGTGCCTTGCCGGTGATCTTCTCTTGGTCTTCTTTACCCGACGACAGCCGACCGGTGACCGTTCCCCACGGTTTGAACGTTGACCTGATTCGGCCATCGGGTGATGCCTGCAGTTGGTCGTGGTACGGGGCGAAGAAGGCAGTGTCGTACTTGTTCCACTCCACTCGGTCAACCATCAACTTTGGTACCGGTGTCTCAGGGTTGCTCAGTACCAATGCCGCCATGATGTCTTCAGCGCATGACGGATCACCAGGCCGACCGTCATCTTTAGTTTTCCCCCGCTTAAGTACTGGTAACTCAAGATACTCAAAGAGCCACCATCGCAGGAAGTTGGACGCGTTGAAATTGACCTTGATCTCACCAGTCTTCTTATGCTTCAACCGGTCAGGTACCTCGTCGGGGTCGGGGATGTGCTCAGACAACTGACTTTCAATACCGGCCAGCGTGCCCTGCACCTTTGCCCAGTTGTCAACCAACTTGGACTGATCAACGTAGACACCCCGACGCTCGACATACACGAGCTCCTGAACGGCAGGCATCATAAGATGGAGCATCAGTTTTGCCAACCGTGGCTGCTTCACTAGTTGAACCCTGAACAACCGCCACAGCCGTAGAGTGTGCCAAGTGTCAAGGCCGTTGTAGTCCAGAACCTCATCAAGCGGTGTGGTCAGCAGATCCTTGGTATCGATACCCCACGGGTCGGCCTGCAACAGCTGCTGGGCCAACGGCTTCAAGCCCTTCTGACGGTTCTCGTCAAGCAGGCTGGTAGCGATGATGGTGTCAAACGTCGGGAGAAGGTTGGGCATCCCGAAGTGGACCAACCACCGGGTATCAAACTTGGCGTTGTGCGCGATGCGGTACTTAGGTCGGTAGAAGTATTTGGCCAGACGCTCAATGATCTCACGCCATATCCCGCGAAACGGTGACTCAGGGTGGAATAGGGGTAGGGTCCAGACGTGAGGTTCCTCCCCGTGCATCGTGGTAACCGAGAGGGACACGATGGCTGCGTCTTTTTCGAACTCTGATGCTCCGGTGGTTTCGATGTCGTAGGAGATTGCGTCAGCAGTGGCAATGGATTCTGCCATCGCCTTGAGTTGTTTCTTGGTGTAGACGTTTGTCCACTGGTCGTCATATGGCAGATGCCAAGGATCCTGGTCGGCTTCCACACCCCGAACCAGATTGGAGAAATATCGCAGGTCACCCAAGAATCCCTCAATGTACTTCGGGTTGCGGGTGACCATTGACGGGCTGATGGTGGGGAAGATTACTGGTCCGGCCGGATGTTCGTAGGTCTTACCCCTCCACTTCGTGATTCCGCTACGCCCGGTGGTGGCGAACAATGCCTCACCGCCCAGAGCCAACACATGTGTCAGATTCAGGAACTCGAGCTCATTGGTGAGGTAAGGACGACACGCCTTGAGGTCCGTCTTGCTAGGCGAATCTGACCAGGTCCGGCACTTGACAGCGGACATCCACATGAATGTCTGGGGGTCCAGCCCCAGCTGTGACAATGACTCTTCTATGGCCTTCTTGTGTGATGACTCAGGGGACACCGGGAACTGTGTCACAATCCCGACAGTAGCGCCGTTGGGTCCGACGCCAGTGACGCATACGTCCTCTTCATCTGTATCTCTCGACAGTTTGCAGTTGTTGCACTGACTATTGCGCACTGCCAAACGCAGGCGCTTATTCAACCCCCATCACCACCGACAGACCAGCGTCCATCATCAGCATGATTCCCTCGTCATACCGATACGGCTTGCTGTAGACCACCCCGATGATTCCGGCGTTGATGATGAGTTGAGAGCACGGCAGACATGGTGCCATGGTAGTGAACAGCACCGCTCCGGCCGTTGCGACACCATGCTTTGCCGCGAAGGCTATGGCGTTAACCTCGGCATGAACCGATATCTTGCAGTGTCTCGGACTGGGAGTGCCCATTGGACACCACACCGCATGTTCGTCGTCCTCATCCGGCAACAATTCGCACTTACACTCATGAGAGCAGTGAGGCATCCCAGCAGGGGCACCGTTGTAGCCTTGAGCCACGACACGCCCGTCATGGGCGATGACGGCACCCACATGTGCGCGGGAGCACGTTGACCGCTCTGCGACGATCTGAGCCTGCCGCATGAGGACCTCATGGCGTGACGGTCGAGTCATGTCGTTGGCTCCTTTATCATCTGCTTAAGCCGCCACTGGTCCCCCGTGAACGCGTGCAGCGAGGAGATGTACATCGTCAGGAGACCGGGCTTGAGATTCGGAACTATTTGGTAAGGGATCTCGTTGGTCCACTGCGCCTCGCGATTGGCCTCATTGTACTGATCGGTGACCCACTGCATGAGTCGACCGGCCAGGTACACGTCATCGGTGAAGTGCCGGATCAGGTCACACGATCGCATGTAGTACCGGCACGACAACTGACCCTGTCGAATCATGAAGTGGTAGCCAAGGGTGCACGGTACCCGCTGGCGGTGGTGTGCCCCAGTGTCCTCCGGGAACCATATGGGCAGGTACGCTTGACGCGTCATCGGTGACCGAAGCAGTAGATCCACAACGTCTCGCAGATCACCATACTCGAATCGAACACCAAAGAGATTGGGACGACTTACCCCCATCGAGTAGTATTGGCCTGCCCCTGCACGTTTAGGCCACATGCGTTCGGGGTAGGTGTGGGCGAACTGCTGCTGTTCCCCATTCTGGTGATTGCCGTTGTGGCGTGCCCATGGCCAGCGCTCGTGAGAGGGAGGGGGGTTGACGGGCATACCACCGACGCGCTCCCCGAAGTGCTCTTCTGACCAATCCAGGTTGAGGTAGGGAACCAGGGCGTCAGCCAGTTCTGACTGGGTCTGCGGGATATCGAACTTGATAACCGTATCTAACAGTTCATGTGTCGCGTGCAGCGGGGATTGCGATATATCGGTAGACTGCCACTCTCCAATGTTGAAAGGCTTCTCACGCATAAGGGCACTGGCGAGATATCGCATGGTTCCCTGATACTGGTATTGCGTGAGGGGGTGGGGCTGATCAAAGTTAAGCATCGGAACGCTCCCTAACTACGAACCCGTTCTTGACAAGGACAGCACGCATCCTGACGGACGCCTGAGCTTGGTGTGCACTGACGGTGTTCATGAGCGAGCAGGCACGTGCGTACTCCCCAAAACCTAGCGCCTCGCTTACCGCATCCAGGCCATCTTTCACCTGGGTGGTGTACTCATTGAACTGCCGGAGCAATTCCTCTCGCTTGGCTTCCAGCTCTGCGGCTGTGAGCATGACCATGTCTATCTCCCGATCGCTGAGAAGTTAAGTGTTTTGGCTAACAACTTGGGTACCGGCCTGAAGGCGTTCACCCCGTGTTCTCCCCCGATCCGTGATCCTCCGTTAAACTGCTGTGCGTATTCGTACCCCAAGATCTCGGTATGGAAACGACGACGTACCCGGCAGAAAGATGAGAAGGATTCATCGCCATACAGCACGCCTGCGCGATCGGACTTGAGGATACGCCGGTACCCAGTCAAGGTTCTCAGAAGACCGATACGCCCTTGTTTCTTCGCTACTGCCCATGCCCGGTTATCGTCCACATACGTATTTAAACGATCAAGAAAATGCTTGTCACCTGCCGGGAATGCCAGAGATCGGAAGCCGTGGTACTGAGCCAGGTTGATGTGCCACACGAACCGCATCTCAGCCGGATCAAACCCCGTGATCTCTCCGCACTTCTGGGCGAATACATTGGCTACCATCGCGTCCATGATTGCCAGGTACCCGAAGTAGGTTGTTCGACTGGTCAAGGTTACTGTGGGGTGTGGCACATTACGGTAGGTCATCGCCAGCATGCATGACCCCCACCTGCGCCGGACCTGGCGACCAGATTTCTTACCCTGCACTAGGTTGGTTTGGAGGTCAACCACTTCCTCGCTGGGTTCGTCCATCTCCTCATCGGTCGGCATCATCCGTAGCGTTGCGGTACCTGACTTGCGCTTGGACTTGGCCAGGTGGGTCTGCACCATGCCGAGTGTGTCGTCAAGTGCCTCGGGATTGATGTACTGTCGAACCATCGTGTTCCAGCGCGACTGCGTCAACCACAGACGAGACAAGTCATAGGTGGGGGTGGCGAATGATCGCACCCCCAGCGTGACATTGTCCAGCCCCACCTCGGATGATCCCGACCAGTTGTAGTCGGTTCCTAGTCGACCACGGAAGAGAGCACGACAAGTAACGTCGTGCATCTCCACCACACCACTATACTCAAACGAGTTGAGCATCAGTCTTCTCGCCTACAACATGACCGGCGATGTCAAACGACACCTTACGGGTGTCACACCACCCGAACCCCTGGCCGGTAGCCGCCACGCAGTGAGTGTCCGCGAAGTCGTGCTTGCATCGCGCGCACTGCTGATCGGGATTGAAGGACTCATCTTCCACCACATACGCGCAGACATTTGGTGGTGTGCACTTCACCGCATCGTTGTCATAGGCGCGCTTACACGTCGGACACTTCTCAGTACCCTGATATTTGTTAGCCAATCGGCGCTCAGCCTTGATTCGCTTCTGGGCATACCGAGTGAACAGGTCCTCGGCAGTCATACCGACCGACAGCATGAGATTGAGCAGGAACAACCAAGTATCAGCCAGCTCATCTTTGATCTCTTCCTCGTTCACATGACGGGAGGATGCCCAGGACTTCCATCCGGTCTCATTCATCGCCTCGTGGAGTTCGTCGGTCATAGCGAAGGCCATCTCCACCCGATACGAGGCCAACTCATCAGGGGTCATCGTTGCGACGTTGCGACCCAGTAACCGCTGGAGATTCCCCTGCTCCGTGAACATGTTTCCCAGGCGGTCAGCCGGTTCCATGAATGCCTTCAGGTTGGCGTGCTCGGGATCGGTGCAAAGGCTAGTCGTGGTCATTGTTCGATCATCCTCTTCAGGTCCGCAGCCAACTCAGATTCTGCGTTGGTCTTGTAGTTGTACATCCGTTTATCACCACGCCACCGGAAGTAGGCCATGGTGTATTCCGTATACACCCTACCGATATTGGCCAGGACTCCGTGCATTTGCTCGTGCATGGAATCGGTCACGTTGGCGGACACAACCTCAATCGGAGGACGGCACCACACCACCACCGAGGTCTTATACAACTCGGCTTTAACAAGCCTGATCCAGGCCTCGTCATCAAACTTGGGACGAGTCTTGTTTCGGATTGCTGGTCCATAGATGGGTTCGCTGATGATCGGGTGTCGATCGTAGATTGTGGCCATCCCCGTGTCTTCGTGCCACCTGAATTGCTCGGTCACCCATTCGGCCAGGTCCTCAACCGGACCATCCTTGCTGCTGGATGCGCGGGTGTGAACCTTCAGATCCAGGGCTTGTGAGAGGTAGCTCACTAGGGTTGACTTACCGGCTCCGTCCGGTCCCTCGACTATCACGTTTTTCACTTTTCAACCTCAACTCTCCAGGCCGTTTTAAGATGTATCGCGCGACGTTAGTATCATTGATCAGCGACCGATATAGCAACTCGTCTATACTGCCAGGTACCTGCAGATATGTGTTCTGAGTTGCTCTACTACTCAGCGCGGTCCGATCACAACACTGAGTCCAGTTCACCCAGGAGTTGGTCAGCGAATACCACACCATGTGTGACGCTGTTGACAGGTCAATGCCGAGGCTTGCCGCATCCGGCTGCACCAGCATGACCCCTATTCTGTTGTGTTTCTTGAACAACCTGATCTGTTCGTCTGACTCCGCTCGGGTCATGCCTCCCCGGATGGTGAATTGCGGAATCTCGAGTTTTGTTATCAACTTGGTGATGTCGTTCAGGTCACGTATGTACTTGGCGCACACCACCAACTTCTCGTCTATGTCTCGCTCGAGGTACTCATCAACCAACAGGTCTTCGAGGGCGTTCAGTTTCTCGGTACCGAGGCGGTGTGCTAGCGACACCATCTTGTCTTCATACTTTCGGGTGCGGGAGTTGAACATCCGCCGAGGTTCCTTGATGCCGACAAACCCCGAGGTGATTTGCTGCAGGCGCAGAGCAACCACGATCGGGATTGAGGCCTCTGCGATCAACCCCTCCTCAATTTCAGCGATCATTGTCTCGGCCATGTCGTTGTATGCACGGCGTGTCTTCGTGCTCAACTTGATGGGGATGAACCGATCGGGCAGTTTATCGGGTAGGTCAAAGCAATCCTCCCGGCGCACTACCATCGCATCACGGTGCATACCCCGGCGCATCTCCTCCAGTCCTTGTTTACGCGCACGGACCCATACGGGGAACCCGAGATGTTCCCGCCATACCCCGACGTGGTTGCGGAACTCCTCAGCCGTGGCACCCCACCGCTTGAACCGCGAGGGGTTGACCCACTGCCACTGCATGTAGATGTCGTGTGCACGATGCGCCTTGGTTATCGGCGTACCGGTCAGTAGTAATCGGTACCTGAAGTTCTTGCGCATGGACACTATGAGGTTTGACGCCTTACCGGATGCCGACTTTATCTTGTGACCCTCGTCAATGATGCAGGCGGCTGGTGTGTCCCCCAACCAGGTCAAGATTTTCTTACGGGTGGCGAATCGTCCTGTTGACTTCGATCTTCGGCCAGAAGGAAGACGTTTGCCGGGAGTGGCAAACGCTTCGAAGTTGACCACAACCACCTGGATGTCATAGGGGGTCACCGTCTTGGGTAACGCCCGACGCCTTCCCTTGGCATCCCAGATGACACACTGCACATGCAATGGAGAGTGGGTGAGGAATTCCTGCACCCACGTCCCCATCACACGGTTAGGACATATTACGAGGACTCGTCTTATACCGTGCTTTAGGTGCAGTGCGCCTATCGCGTCAATTGACGTCTTGGTCTTCCCCGTTCGAGGATCGAACAGCAGCGCCGCTCCCAACCCCTGATGCCACTGCCGGAACGCGAACTTGACTCCCCGGACCTGGTGACGGTAAGGCTTCGTCTTGAAGCGGTACGTGCCGGTTGACACTGCTGAATTCCTCCATCTCTGCGTACATCACCCTAGTAAGAGCATAAAGTCTTAGCTCATCTGGGTGATCACAGTGCCCCTTAAGCATATTGGATACTTCCTGGAGGGCAGCCTTTATCATCACCCACTCAGCAGTTGAGCACCCGATCATATACTCATGGTTGGGAATCTCGGTCTTTTTGAACTTCACTTTGGCCTGTGCTCCTCAAAGAAGTTGGTCACGCACATGACAGACCGGGGATCAATCCATTGAAGGTATTCCCCGTGACCTTTCTCGGGACTCTCACACTTAATCCCGATAAGCTCCCCCTGGTTGTTGTAGGTCAGGTTCAAATGCTCAATCTCCACAATGACGTCAGCACCATTGCGGAACATGATACGGGCTCTCATTAGTCCTCTCTTCTGGGAACTCTAGGCTACTAGATCACTATATCGAGAGCGGTTACATCTCCTCGATGCGAGTGACGTGTTTGGCCTCTGGATAGGCTTTCAATGTGTTGATACGCGCGGCCTCATACCCCATGGCCTGAACCATGATGGTGTGATGCTCACCCGTGGTGTCGGTGCAGATCTTCGCCTCATCCCCATTCAGGGGGCACGGACCAATCACCTTACGATGGGGGTCATGGTCGGGATTCTTAGCCAGTTTCACTGTAACCAGGTACGTCTTCACTTTCGCTTGCTCCTTTCCTCACGTCGCTTTTTACGATCTTCGACAGCCTGCCGAGCGGCATCGGCATCCCATCCGGGGAAGTACTCCGGCATAGCCACCTTGCGAATGCCACAGTAATAACACCGCTGGCTGTTGTCATCTGTCAGCGTAGCCTGACCGCGTAGCGCGTGATGGTCCGGCGCACGCAAGCGGAACTCGCTGGGTCTCCGGCACCTGGAACACCAGGCGTACAGCCGACCCTTCCACATCAGCCGATTGGGCGGAGGAAACAGCATACGCCGAGAAACCAGCGCCACGTCACGGAACTTGTCCGGCTGCTTGTACAGTTCTACCGTCTTCGCCCATGCCTCGGCATACGTAGCGAACAACCGCTTACCCCACCGGTTCTCATGCGTCACTGCCCACACCATCCAGGGGTCACCCCAAGCGATGTTGTCTGGGATCTTCGGAACGCGCAAGATGTACATCCGGTAAACCGGGTCATCTAACAATTCTCTCAACGTAGGTGGCATGCCCTGACTCCCTGGTGTGTGTTGATGCGCCGGGACAATACCACCGCACCCGGAGCATTGGGATCAAGGCCGATGTCCAATGTACATTTTGACGCATGACCCAACCCACCCAACGCAGGCAGAAGCAGACGTGCCTCAATGTACATCCTGAAGAGTGGCCGGTGTTCGTGCGCCTCATGCGCAAGCGCGGCCTGTCTGCCAGCAAAGCCGTTCAGCAGTATGTGTCCACTGTGGTGAACCAGGAGACCAGGCGTGGCAAATCAACAAGGTGAGCAGTTCATAGATCTCCTGTTCGCCAAGAATAAGGGTTACGCCGCTGTCGCTGCCAAGAACGGTGCTGGAGGAGCATGGTCAGAACAGACGTTCCATTGGCCCGAGGATCGTGACCTGCTCCTATCCTGGGCACACCACAATAGGAAAGGAGACGTGTTCATCTGCCCAGCACTGCGCAAATCACCCGACCGCATGAAGAGCGACGGTGCACACCTGCAGTGGCTGTGGGCTGACGTCGACTTCCAAGACGTTCCCACTGACAAGGTCTCCCTGGTGCATCGGCGCATCAACAAGATCAGCTCGATGGTGATCTCTAGCGGCAGCGGTGACAACGTCCATGTGTACGTCAAACTGCCCAAGGCCCAAACCCTGGACATCTGGCGACGTCTCAACGCGGGTCTGCGCGATTACCTGTACGCCGACGCCAAGCACACCGACAACGCTCTTCTCAGGTTGCCTGGCACCATCAACCGCAAGCCCGAGGGTGGACGCGTCGGCATCAAGCAGACGTTCAACGGGCAGGTAGCCGAAGTGCAGAAACTACTCGACAACAAGGTGTGGAAAGAAGTAGTCATCACTGATGACAAGGGCGCCAACGATGGAGCATTTGACCGCGTAGACGTCTCACACCTGCTGGGACGCTCGGAGATCCGGCGCAGGGTCACCATGGATACCGACGAGGCACAGGGCAGGTATGGCACGCGTCACGGCGCGGTGTACCAGGTGGCATCCTGGCTGTCCAAGAAAGGCCTCACCGCTGACCAGATCCATACCCTCATGGCCGAGTTCCCCGCTGGTGTGGACAAGGAGGAAACCGAGCGCGGGTACTCGCTGCATGTGGACATCGACCGGTGTTTGAGTGCCAACCCCACCGTTGAAGCGCTGGAAATCGTCGAGGACGTATTCGAGATTGTCGAAGACAGCGGCAACGAACCCGATGACAGCCTGCTGTCCTCTGCCCGCAAGCGGGTGCGCGCTCTGGACGTTGAGGATCTCGCTCGACAGATGCGCGCTCAGCGCTCGTTCATGCCACCCCCCGCTGAGGTTTCCTACCGGTGGTCCGATCACATAGCAACCCCTCGCCCACCCCTCCAGTACGCCGTGGAGGGCATTGCGGCGGTCGGGCAGAACGTCACCATCACCGGGCAGTACAAGGCCGGTAAAACGCTCCTGGGTGTGAACCTCATCAGGTGCCTCGTCGATAACGAGCCGTTCTTAGGTGAGTTCAAGACAGAAGGTAACGGTGCGGGGAGTAACGGCAGTGTCGGCTTCTGGTCTCTAGAGATGTCCATGTCCGACCTCGACGGCTACATAGACCCAATCGGTCTAGGAAACGCTGACCGCCTGGTAGTCCTCTCCGGCCGTGGTTATGGCGTGAACATTCTCACCGATGTGGGCAAGCAGTGGACTGTGAACTGGCTGCAGGACGGTAGTGTGAAGACCTGGGTGGTCGACTCTCACGCGCGCATGTGCCGGATGGCCGGTGTAGACGAGAACGACAATGGCGCTGTGCTCAATCTGCTCCATCGGCTGGACGAGATCAAAGAACTGGCTGGTGTGGGTGAATTGTTCTACCTCGTACACACGGGCAGGGGTGAACAGCAGGAGGGCCGGGAGCGCGCTCGTGGCGCAACCGTGATCGATGACTGGGCTGATGCGCGCTGGGTGCTCACACGCCAGGACAAAGTAAGATTCCTTGCCGTTGAGGGCCGGAGTGTGCAGGACATGACTGCACGTTCTCTGGTTTTTAACGAGGGAACCAAGCGGATGACCCTCGGCAAGCACAACCCAGCGGAGGCCAAAACCAGCGGCCTGACCGATTTGCTGATTTCTCTTGTGATGGACCATGACGGGATAACCTGGAAATCTCTCACCCGGTTGGTACGTGAACGAGCAGGTAGCGCCTCAGAACGACGTATCGAGGAAGCACGCGACGAGGCTCTGCTGAGAGGGCGAATTCGCGAGAAATCTGGAGTCAATCGGTCTAAGCACTATCATGCCGTGGAACCAGAAGACGGTTCATTTGACGAGGAAGAGAGCGGTGTCACGCCTGAGGATGGGGAGCGTGACACTGGGCGTGACACTAGACGCGCCACTCCCCGGGGGGTAAATCCACGCGATTTGACGGATGCTGAGGTAAGAAGTCAAATGAAGCGCCGAAACAGGGGCAAAAAAAGGTAAATAGAGGTTATATGTCCGTCTGAGTGTCACGAGCGTGACACTAGCGTGACACTGGGCGTGACACTAGTCCGCACGGTAACGGGAACGGGTATCACGCCGGGGGGGTATACCCCCCGTAGGGGGGTACCCCACCGTGACACCGGTTACCGCCGTGCTTTTAGCGACAGTGTGAAGGGGGTTGGAAAGAATATGGAGCGTGACACTCGATCGGTACGGGGGTGATGGCGGACTGGTAGAGAAAAACGGGGGTGGGTGGCGGGATAGACGGGGTGGAGGCGTCGGGGGTGGGTTGGAAGCGGATTCGATGGCGTCGCTAAGGTACCTGAGATCGATGGTGCCGGGAGTTCGGGTGGGTTGCGTCCGTGGACCGGGGTATGGGGGTGTTAGAGCCGTTGCGTGGCGCTGAGGGTCAAGTCTTGCGGGGTGGTGACGAACGATGGCGAACGGCGGTCTAAGGGTCGGGAAGCGGGGTGTGGACAAGAGAAGGGGAAGGTTTCGCAAGTGATCTGCTCTGGGCTAGAACTGAGGACTCTGGGGATGAGAGAAAACGTTGCGTGGAGGCGTGAAAAGTGGGAATGTGGCGGAGAGGAAACGTGGAAATTCTGCGCCTGGGATGGCGAGAGATTGGAGTCGGAGTGTTGGATGAGTTGGAGAGGGCGAAGCGCGCACTCGAGGAGATCCGGGCTGAGGGAATCGATCACCTGTACTGCGGACATTGCGGGGGTATCGAGGATGTACGGACTATTGACTTCCGGGAGGGGAACACTCGCCACGTCTGCCGACCGTGTCGAATTCTCATACTGGAGTGGATCTGATGACCGAGGAAAACTGCGATCACTTGTGGGTCGCCGGAGGACTGGTCTCTGACTGGGTGTGTGAGCACTGCGGTAAGAGGGAAGACATGGAGGAGGTGGAGTGAGCATCTGCGGGCAGTGTGAGCACTGCACTGATGGCTGGTGTTGTGTGCACGAGCGCTGGGAGTCGGCTGAGTCTGATCCATCGGAGGTGGAGGTGGAGGTGGAGGTGGAGATGTTCATGGAGCGGCAGGCGGACTGGGATGAGGAGCGGAGGGGGTGGGCTGGCCTGTGATTGGAATCGGAGCCCTGCTGTTCGTATTGTGGCTGCTGGGCGTCATCGTGGCGGGGTGGCTCAAGAATCGGAGGGGGAGGTAGACGTGAGAGAGAACTGGCTGCCGACGCATAGCGTTACCCACGTTCGGAGGGTGGTGAGACTCAAGGACGCTGAACCGTTGGCGATAGGCGCGCGTCGCAATGTGTACCCTATGGAGATGGTGATCGTTCACGAGTTGCGGAATGGTCGTCTGGTGGATACGCGCGTCTGGCTCCTTGTGGGGATACCGGGGTATCGGGGCAAGTTGAAGAAAGTTGGGGATGAGAAGATCTACGCCTGCGACTTGGTGGGGGGAGTGTTTCCCTCTGCGCTGGCAGACATTGTTCGCAGGTCAAAGAAGTGGGTAGAAGAGGAGGAGGGATATGTACCTGAAGGTGAACCGGTCACGGTCGTGTAAGTGCTGCAACAAGGAACGGTTCCGAGTGCTGGTTAAATCGCCCACACCGACCGATCCGGATTACACTGTCGCGGTGTGTCCCACCTGTGATATGACCACGGGTAATGACAAGAGGTTGCGATGAAGTGGCGCGTGTATGTGACCTGGCCGAAGGGCCACGATGAGACCAAGATTTTCAACAGCACTGAGGACCTAAAGACCTGGCTGGACAACGAGGGGTTTTGTGAGAAACACGGGTGTCCCCTCCCCATGAGCGTGACCGTTGAAAGAGTAGGGGGGTTGGCTTCGAGGGTCGGGTTCTCCGGAATCCGGCCCTTTTGCTGTAGATGACACAGGTGAATCTGTGAGGGATAATCCCCCGGTCGTATTAGGACAGTGCCGGGGAGGTCTTTGGGCAATGGAGCACTTTTGGGTCGTGTGGCAGGTGGGTATGGTTGCCGTGTCTGCCACGGGGCAGCGGTTGGTGGGTAAGAAGAAGATGGCGGGGTGGTGGGTGGCGCTGCTGGGGTCGGTGTTCTGGCTGACCTATGGGATAGCCTGCTGGAGCGTCGGAGCGTTGCTCAATGGGATAATCTTCGGGTCGGTGTACGCATGGAACCTGTGGGAGTGGAAGCGGGAAGGAACCGGGATGAAAAGGCCGCTCAGTTGGATTTTGACGCGTTGGTGCGCGGTGGTGTGGTCCGTGGGTGCCATCCTGGGTTTGCTCGTGTCTGACGGGAGACTGGGGGCATGAAACCCGAGAGGCAATGTTGGCGGACGTGGGCACACAACCCACACTTGCACATGGGTCCGAGGGGAGACGAGCCGATAGCGCGCTGCCGTGGGGTGCAACCTCCCCCAGTGTGTCCTCCGCAGTACGGCTACCGGTCATGGAGCCCTGAGGAGCGGGCAGAGTATGACGCCATGTACGACCGGTGAGGGAAAGGGAAGATGAGTAAACGTAAGGGTCCGATGTGCCAGCCCGTTAAGATGAACGATGGGTCAGTGGTGCTAGTGCGGCTGAAGCCTGGTGCGGAGCTAACCGCCGAAGACGAGGCCGCACTCAAAGAGTTTTATGAGTACCTGCGCATAAAGAAACCCCCCGACCGAGAGGCCGAGGGGTGACCGGGGGGTTAGTGGGCAATCATCACGTTGGCGCGCATGTTGCGCTTCACACGCCACACCTTAGAGCTTTTTACCGACGTGGCCTCAGTGGGCAGGCCCGCGTTGGTGACCATGATCTCATCCGCCCTTCCTGCGTTGAGTGCGCCGGGTGCGGGGATGTAGGGGTCAATGGTCACCACTGCGTGAGCGCTAGCACGCTTGGTGTTGAACATCCGCTGAGTCGGTCGGTCAGCGATGTGCACCAGGATCGGGTGTGCATGTACGAGAATGTCTCCCACCTCGATCTCACTGTGCATCACGAATTCGATGTCCTCCGGCGTGATTCCCTTTATTGTCATGCCAGAACTGTAACCTACGGAGAGACCCCCGTGCAAGGCGGGGGCCTCCTTCGTTTGATTGTTCTAATCAGCCAGTTGATCGGGCGATGGAGGGCGGCCTTCCGGTCCCCACGGTCCCCAGCAGCAGCGAGGTTGTTTGCTGCGGCTGATGATCTCGGACATCGTCAACTGGAACTCGTGGCCCTCGTTAGTGTAAATGGTGATACTGAAAGCTCCGCCCATGTCGGTGAGGGGTTCCACCTCGTAGTCTTGTCCATGGGCGGTCAGGGTGCGGTGGACGGCGTTAGCCATATGCTCCAGTGGGGTCATGCGGACATTGTAAAGGCCCGACCCCCGAAGGAGCCAGGCCGTAGCCGGTCAGATGGCCTGGTAGGTGGATACGTCAAAGTGCCCCCACCACTCGCATTCGGGGCAAGAAACCTCGATTACGGGGGTCGGGGGTTCTACAGTGACCAGCCGGATGATCAGTGTGGAAGGGCATTGGGTTTCGTGATGGGCAATCATCTCGTACATGGGTACATCTTAGGGCTAGAAAAATCCCCCGGTCAACCTGCAACCGGGGGATTGGTTGGATTACCGGCCAGCGCGGCAGGCAGCGCGACCAGCTGGGGTGGTGGCGTGGGTGCACGCCGCGTGCGATGTGGCCTTGCGAGTTGTCGCGGTCGGGGTGGCTTTGCGGGTGCGAACCGTGGCGGTGGGGAGCGGCTGGGCCACCTGAACGGGAGCAACCACCGGGGCGGGGGTCGGAACCACAACGGGGGTAACCGGGGCGGCAGTGGCGGCCTGCACAGCCATCTGGAGGCGGTCGGCGTAGGCCCGCACCTTGTTGGCCAGCATTTCTCCGAGCAGGTAGGCCACGACCGGCCACGCGTGTGCAACAGCCGCGATGGGGGAGTGCGCGTCCCACACGTTCGCGAGGATGGAGACGATCACGGCAACCGTGAGGATCGTCCCGGCCATTTTGCGCAGGCCTTCGATGTTGATACCGGGGATGTTGATCCGGGGCAGTTGCAGCGCCATCGCGGCACCGATCGCCAGGAGGTCGATGGTCAGCGGGATGGCGTAAGAGAACATGCCCAGGCCGTTCGCGGCGAGGAGCGATGCCTGCGTGCCGTACGAGGCCACGGTGCCAATCGCGGCGATCGTGTAGGCCAGTTTCTTGATCGTGTTGGCGGCCTTCGCGATCTTGTCAGCGGGGATGTCGGTGAGGTTCATTTCGGTTCTCCTTCGGTTGTCGATTGCCCTGTGCTTCTATTGTATAGAGAACGCGTGCAGAATAGCAAGAGGAATACCTCATCCGTTCGGTCTATTCTTGGCCAATGAAAGGTCCAGAGAAAATGAGTGCTGAGGAAATCGATAAGCCGCGAATACCTAAAGGCTTAGAAAAGGCGATACAGCGATTGGCGCGCGAAACGGTGCGCAATGGCTGGGATCCTGGTCGCGTACTCACTGTGCTGATGCGCATGTTGAAGTTCAAGCAGGAGGTGTGGCCACACCTGAGCAAAGTCCAGCAAAGGGCTGTTATCGCCGAGCTGAAGCGCCGGGCTGATGGACGCACCCTAGGTATAGAGAAGAGAAAGCCGAGGCATTTCAGGGATGAATTACGAGGAGGTTGACTGGGCCTCGGCCAACTGTGCCGGAACGGACTATGAGGCCTGGTTCCCCGTGGATCACATCGAGAAGTGGTCGGCCTACCTGGAGCCGATATGCGCAGCATGCCACATCAAGACGGGATGTTTGGCATGGGCCCTGGAGAACAAAGAGTCAGGGTACTGGGGAGGCCAGTACTTCTCATGGCGGAACAGGGGAGAAGATGGGGAATCTGACGAGGTACACACCGCAGGTGATGGCGATAACGTGCCGGACGTGTGGGAGGGGTCCGCTGCAACGGTGTGTGCCGAAGGGGGGTCACCCAACGAGCACGGTGTACCCCCCACACAGAACGCGGGTCAGAGATGCGGAGTTAATGAGCGAGGGGAATAGCCCAGTACCGAATGGGACGACGATGTCCTCCTGAGACTTCTGAGATCATACGAACCTCAGAATTCGGGGAGTTCCGCAGTAGCTCATGACCGTATCTTTCGGCAACAATCCAGTTTTTGGTTTTGCTCCACTCTTGCGGGTGGACATGTTCCCACGAAGTTGATCCGGGGTGCCGGATCTCTAAGTAATACTGTTCCATAGGCTTTATCCTACGGCACCGTTGATCACGTTTGCTGAGCCCTTGTGAATGTGGTTGTATCAATGCGTCAGGGGAGGAAACGATCACACAGGAGGTATGGGGTGCGAATCACCCTCGGTAAGGTCTTCGCCGTTATCGTGATTCTTGCCATGGTGGCAGGGTTGCGGTACATGGACAAGCAGGGAATGTTCGTTCCCCCTGACGTCCCAACGGTGGAGTTCGGTCGGTGAGGGGTGTCGTTCATACGGTCTTGGCGTTTGTCGTTCTAGGAGCTCTCTGGTTCCTGTACGTTGGGCCTTGGATCTACGAGCAACTCCCGATCACGAAGTAAGCAACGCGGTGGTGTGTACAACTGAAGATTGAGGGGAGGTAAGCATGAACAGCTTCGTGGCTCCGCTTCTCGGCATTACGGTAGCAGCAGTACTGTGGTTCCTCGTTGTGATGCCATACATCCCGGCTAAGTAGTCGGTGGGGGCTGGTGGGGTATCGGTCAGGGTCCGGTACCCCACCCTCTTTCATGAGGTGAGGAGAACTGATGTTCTTCAGAGGTATGAAATGGACCCCGACGACTATAGCCATTCTGGTTCTTGTGATCATGTGTGGCTGGTGTGTGGGGATCAGATTAGGTAATTGCGACTTCCATAACCAGGGATGCTTCAACATCCCCCTACCGATCTTCGGAGGACGGCAGTGACAGCACCAACCAAAGGGGGCAAGGTCACTGGCCTTGTTCTGACGATCATCATTGCGGCAGTCATCTATACCGGTTTGCCGCAACTCATCACGTGGTCAACGAAGGACAAGACGAAGCCCCGAGCGGTGACCGTGGGAGCCATCTGGGAGCCCTCACCGCGCGAACCGGGAGGCGTGGCCATTCTCACCCTGGTGGAGGGGCAGGGACAGATCCAGAACAAAACTACTGCCCCGTTTATTCAGTCGTTCTCGGTGACGCAGGGTACCCGCGTGGAGATTCGGGCCAAGTTAGTGGGTCCGGGGAAGGTGAAACTGCTGGGGTGTTCCATCTCGTTGAATGGTGCCGAAATGGTGCGCGAGCACGTGCCTAACGCGACTTCGGCCGATGAGGTAACGTGTTGGGTCGTAGTTCCCTAATGTAAGGAGTCTTGGCGATGACCGGATACGAGCCGTGCGGTCATGTATTTGAGATAGACGCGTTTGACATCATGGCCTGGGGAAACGAAGACGCGATTCGCAAGATACCGGCAGTGGAACTGGTGTGCTCCCTTCCCTGGGGGCACACCCCCCGTAATCTTCACAGCGATGGGGTTACCGATTGGAAGGGAGACGAGGGGTGAGTGAAGAAAACTGGAATGTCCTGTTCGGTGACTACGGCGGTCTTGTGTGTGCGGTAGTCATCGTTGGGGTGTTCTGGGGACTGATACGCCTGATTAGGGGGAAGAAGTGAAGAGTAGAGTGTTCTGGGTTATCACGGGATTCATCGCGTTCACGGTGCTGGTGGCGGTCATGTGCCACAGTGCCCAGACAGCGGGCCAATAGTGTCATGATGCGCGATGAGTTGAGGATTGTTGCCCAACATTGCACCGGTATGCAGCCTGACGAGATCTCAACCGTGTTGGCGCAAGCTCGAGCGGCGGGTTTTAATGTCCTCAGGCGAACCCGAGTAGGGTTCGGTGGGCAGATCCTCGAGATGATTTTCAAGAAGGGTGATGTCGATGACTAGGATCACTTATGTGATGTTCGTCAAGTTGAACACTGGCCCTCACAACGGCTGGCGATTCGAGGGCATGACGAATGACCCCGATGAGGTCGAGGTGTTTCGTAAGGGCGTACTGTCAGATATAGAACTTACCCGGGATAAGGAAGTCAAAACCCTCTCCTACTGCATCGCGCGGTTGGGTACGTTCAGTCTTCTCGGTGGGGAGATGCCGTGATAACAGGCTTTCAGGCGGTAGTGGTTGAGCACCACTTCCACCACTGGGGAGAAGACATCCTGATTGGCGAGGGAGCCTTGCAGCGAGCAGTCAAGAAGTGTGACTACATCAACTTGAACGGCTATCCGTGCGGCACCATCACCTATGCAGAGAGCGCCCACTACATCACCGAGGGCAGACATATGATGTCGCGCGAGTCTATCGACAAGTTTCTGAGGAGGGGTGATGAGCAAGCGGATGTTCGGACCGGGACACCTGGTGTTCCTGACGCTGACAGCAATGGCGCTGGGGTTCCTGAGCGGGGGGTGTGAACCCGAGACGACTAGCCCGAATAACCAACCATCGTGCGTTACCGATGTCACAGGAAATCGTGAGTGCCCACTTCAGACGGGTCGTAACTAGACCCAAACTGACGCGTTGGTGACCGGGGACTGTCCACAATCCCCGGTTATCGTTTATAGTGGACACTAGACACGATTGAAGGAGGTGAAGAGGAATGGGTAAGATCAAGGTTTTTGCCATCGCGATGATATCGCTAGGTCTGATTGTCATGGTGCTGGGTGTGGGCGCTTCCGGTGTGGTTCGGTGGAATGGTCTTGTGCCCGAGCTGATGTTGTTCACGCTGACTCTGTGCTACCTGGGAGTGTCGTGGACCTTCCCGCGAAGAAGGAGTCGGAGTTGAGATCCACAACTTGAGAGGCCCATCGCGTTTGACGTGGTGGGCCCTTTTTGTAGCCGAGAAGTGGCTAGTGGCAACTGTCGGAATCAGTACGGTATGTTTCGCCTCCGAACGGCTAAAGCGCCGCGAAGTAATCGGAGGTAGGGATGGGGAGAAGGGAACATCGCAAGTGGATGGCTAGGGGGATCGAACACCACCCGTCTTGTGAGATCAACATGCGTAGGGGTAGGGCCGGTCGGTGTACCTGCGATGACGAAGACCGTAGGGACACTCAGATGGAGAGGGCCAAACGAGCTCCCATACTGAGCCATCGTGCAATCCATGCTCTGGCTATCCTGGACCAGATGAAGTTCATGGGTGAGCCCATCGTCAATGAACAGGGTCACCATGTAGGACTGACGTACACACGCTTAGTGGAGTTGTTGCAGGAGTTGGACGGGTACCGGAAAGCCGACCCGCTGCACGAGCCGTTGGTTGTGGCCCTCCACAAGAAGCGAGATGAGATAACCTGGTACCGGGAGCAGTTGGGGAGGATCCGAGACTGGGTCATCACCTACACGAGCACTCGCCAAGGCCTTGAAGACGCCAACATTGTAGATCTGGCCATCTACCTGCTCAATAAGAGCCGATCGGCTCTGCTATTGCAACGCTCCGGCGTAATGGCAGATTGGGATGCGGCTAGCCGTGCACTGGTGGATGACAAATTACCTGGAAGTTGTGGGGCTACGGCACCTCCGGGCATCATCGGTGAATGATATTTGCTAAGGTTGACATTCTGCCGGACGGTGGGCAAGAGGTAACCGTATGGCGGGTAGATGAGGAGTCCATGGTGCCGATTATCGAGGCGCTCATGGACCCTCCCCTTTGTGTCAACCACCTAACCCCAGAACAGGTGGTATCCTGCCGTGATGCGATCGATCTCTACCCTTCAGTACCGGATGGACTGGATTACCCAGCGGAGCGGTGAGGGAGCCCTATACCTACGCTACTATTGGTGGTGTGGCCAATTCTTTCTATGCGCCCTGATTCCGGCTATGTATCGGTTCGGCGGCTGCTGGGGATTGGTGTACTTATGCAGTAGAGCGTACGTGTACGAAGAGGAACACGGATGGGGCAGGGAGAACGCTAAATCAGCCGTAGAGCTGATCGAGATGATGCGCCGGGAGTCCGAGCTGCGCGCGTTCCGTGGCCTGTTCGATAGCCCTGCCCAACCCGACGATGCCCAGCAGTATGGGCACCACTACGTCACACCGCTTATGGACCGCGACCCGAGCCCGTGGATAGACACGGCGGTCCTGGTGGTGGCGGTTTCCCCGATGCCCGACAAGGTCAATCCTTATGAGGGGATCAGGGAGTACCCCTGCGCATGGGATGATCCCGGAGGGAACGTCTTCATCAGCGCATTACCCACAATAGAAAAGGAGTTAGTACCCGCATGAGGGTAACCATTATCGCCAGAACCGCGTTCATCCCTGATAACGCGGAAGACAGCACCGGGGGAGAGTGGGAAGCTGACGGCAGCGAGGACGCATCGCAATTGTCCGAGTTCGCAGGTCGGTCTTGCTACGAGTCATGGAACAAGCCCAACCCCGAGACAGCCGACAACCACGCGTACCTGGCCAACATCATCAATCAGAAGCACTTCTCGGTGCTCGAGCATGGATCGGTAACCTTCCGCATCACCGATGTGTCTCGATCGCTGACCCATGAGCTGGTTCGGCATCGGCACATGTCCCCCAGTCAGCTGAGCCAGCGATTCGCACGGCTCGAGATGGACACACAGCCGATTATCCCCCCGCTGTACCAGTTCCTATGGCAATCCGACCCCACAGCGCCTGTGAGCGAAACTCAGGGCATTGTGGAGGAGGTGTGGTCACATGCCGTGAGGGCGTATGACAAGTTGGTTGGCATCTGGGAATCGGTCCTACGTGCTCAGGGGGTGACCGGAACAGCCCTGAAGAAGGAGTCACGGGAGGCTGCGCGGTGTGTGCTGCCGAACATGACCCCTACGGCAGTGGTGCTGACGGGGAATCATCGGGTTTGGCGTGAGTTCCTGGAGAAGCGAGGGTCGCTGCATGCCGACGCGGAGATCAGGGAACTTGCTGTCGAGTTGTACTCGTGGTTGGCGGGCCTGGAGCCGAACCTTTACCAGGACTTCCAGCGGGTGAAAGACGACCGGAACCGTAACTATCTTGTCGTCCGTGGATAGAACGCCTGAGCAGGTTGCTGCCGACGAGAAGGTAACCCGTGCCATTGAAGAATGGCTACGGGTTTACCAGTACGATGGTGGCGCGGAGGGTGATGGGGTTCCTCGTGTCCTTACGGATTACGTTGTCCTGACCGCTACTCAGGGATACATGCCTAATGGGGATACGGTGACCGGACACCTCACATTCTCCGCGACAATACTCTGCCTTTGTATCGAGCGATAGGATTGATTCAAGTGCATCAGGTCATGCTTAAAGACCTGGTCTTGAGTGACGATGACGAGGAGTAGTCAGGGTCGTGGGAGACAAGAACAAACCTCGGGCTAGAACGGAGTCTTCGGGCTTCGATAAGCGGACCAAGATGCAGGTCTCGGTTGAAGAGGTCCAGGCCATGCAACATGGGTATGAGACTCGTATCGAGAATCAGAAGGCAAGCATCAACCGACTGGTTGCCTTGCTGGAGAAGCGAAATGACCAACTCCGCGAGTACATGCGGGATGAGACTAACGATGCTGCCCTGATTGCCGAGTCGGAGCTGGCTCCGATCATCCGGGAAGCGCGGGCTGTTGAGGAAGCCCAGGAAGTCATCACGCCAGCCGAGGCTATGAAACTGCTCAAAATGGTGACCGAGCGCTATGATCTATTCAATGAGGATGACACTCCATTCACTATCATTGCGGGATACCTCAAGTGGTGTGCGGACGAGTTCGAGCAATACAAGATCACTATCCGTAGCTTGAGGGCTGAATTGAAGAAAGGAAGGGACAAGGGAACCGTGCAGAACATCCCAACCGGCCTTCCGGTCACTCCCCCGGTTGACAGCGACGACACACCACCCTGGGAGAAACGGGGGCATGTGGCTCCGGCCACGGTTGATCACAACACTCCCTTATCGGCACCCGGTGATCCTGCAATGGGGGTCAGCGAGACATTGGATTGGGGTTGGGCATCCCAGCTCCCCCCAGGTGAATCCAAGCCCGGCCGTTTCTAGATGCCGAGTTCCCGGGAAAACTCCGGTATCGGAGTTTGAAATTCCGGTATCGGGGTTTTGTAAAAGCCGAGTATACGACTTATGGTTTACAAGATCGGACCACAGCGCTCGGGGTCCCCTGCGTCCCTCCGGGTAGGTGTGACCCCTGCGCCCGGTGACCATGGCATCAGGTAGTGGTTCGGTTATAGAGGCACCGCTGAGGAGCGTGCGGATGTGGGAGACCTCGGCGGTGCCTCTCTGGAGTTACGGAGGGAGAAAAAACTATGCCACAACGCAAAGGTGCACCGGTTGACGAAGACGGCCTGACGGTGGAGATCACTGAGGATACCCGTCGTCTCTCCACCAATCCGCGAGCCATTAGGCAGAGAATCAGACGTAACGGTGGCCGAACTGCCGAGGACATTGCACTGCTTCATGAGATTGCCTATGGTAGCGTCAAGCCAGTTACCGAATGGACGCTGGAGGAACTCCAGAAAGGCCGTCCCCGGCATCCCACAGCCGGATGGAGAGGACCTCGACCTAGGTGGATCACCCCCATTGTTCAAGCGGAGGTTCGGCGTAGGCTGCGTGAGGAGACCATCCAGAACCTGGTGGGCCACACTGGAGCGGCTATCAAGGTGTTGGCTGAGTTCCTGAAAAACGAGGAGGAGCCGCACTTGCGTTTCAGGGCCGCCCAGTTGATTCTGGAGTATGCGGCAGGCGCACCTGATAAGAACATTCACGTCACCGGAAATGTTCAACTGCAGTCCATGCTGGCGTCTGCATTGGTGCTGGATGACGGCACTCCGGCGCATCCGGTGATTGAGGGCACGTTGGTAAGCGAAGAGGAGGATGATGACGATGCAGCCGATTCCTAATGAGAGTATCAACGAGGAGAGAGTTTGCCTTACCTGCGGTAAGAGTCACGAGCAACTGGCTCGAGAGGGGGTGATCCCCAAGCACCCGTTCAATGATGGCAGCATTAGTACCACGACGACCTTCGGCAGGCGTTTGGCATCGGGGGATCGCACACCTCCCGGGGATCAGTCTGTGCAGGTCTCTGAGGTCCGCTGGCCATTTGATCCGGTGCTCCGGCAAGCGCTCATCAATAAGGGAGTGATAACTCCCGAGGACCTGACCGCTGCTGAGAACCAGATCCGTGCGGTCACCGACCAGTTTCAATCGTCAGGGGGTGTTCTATCATGACGCAGCCTCTCAACAGCCGCAACCTTATATCTGATCAGGACGCCAGCGGGGGATCTGAGTTCGGTGGTGTGGGTGGTCTAGTCCAACCTCCTCCGCACACTCCCACGGCATCCGAGCGATTGTCAATGATCTACGCCATCGACCCTAGCGATGACGGCACCCGTCCTGACTCCATCATTGCTCCGGAACTAGAGGGAGACTTCTCGTCACGTGGGTACCGGTAATGCCCACGCTCAGCAAATCAGGGTTCTACCGCAGCATCGGGTATAGCCCTCACGCCGGACAGCAGCAGATTCACTTCACCCCAGCGCGGTTCAAAGTCGTGTCTAACGGCAGGCGCTGGGGTAAGACGTTGTTCGGTGCGCGTGAGGCGGAGCCAAACTGCTACGTGCCCTCCGCTATCACCGGCCAGCCTCAACTAGGATGGATTGTGGGTCCCCAATACAGCGATGCTGACAAGGAGTTTGGACTTGTCTACGACTCGTTGCGCAAGGCAGGTGTGGATAAGGACTCTATCAAGTTCTTGCGGAACGTGGATTCTGGAAACCTGCACATCAAGACCAATTGGGGATTCGAGCTGCTAGGTAAGTCGGCAGCCAAGCCAGAATCGCTCGTCGGTGATGGCTTGGATTTCGTGCTGATGGTCGAGGCCGGTCGGCACAAGCGCAAGACATGGGGAGAGTACATTCGTCCTACGTTGTCGGACAAGCGGGGATGGGCGCTGTTTACGGGTGTGCCGGAGGGTAAGTCTGAGAACTCGCTTCTTTACGCCTTGTATCAGCGGGGACTCACCCCAGTGGCGCAGAAGCGAGGTTGGCGTTCCTGGAAAATGCCGTCTTGGACAAACAGTGTTGTCTTTCCCGGTGGGCGGAACGATCCAGAAATCCTAGACGCTGAAGATGATCTGACAAAGGATGAGTTTGACCGCCAGTACGGAGCGGAGTTCAGTGAGAAGACCGGTGTTGTCATGCAGGAGTGGGATGATGACATACACATCGGGGATTTTGCCTATGAACCCTCCTGGCGAACCTTCATGGCGGTTGACTATGGGTTCACTAACCCTTTTGTGGTGCTCATTATTCAACTTGGCCCGTTCGATGAGATTCGGGTGATCTGGGAGCGACGTTACCAGCGGATGGACACTCCGGAGGTTGCTGCAGACGTCATGGCAGCCATCCCCGGCATTGTGCGGGTGTGTGAACGACTCTATCCGGACCCTGCTGAACCCGACGACACCAAAACGCTGGAGCGAATGCTCCGCATTCCGGCGCACAACGCTACCGGGGGACCGCTTAGCACACGTCTGGGAATGATTCGACGGTCGCTCAAGGTACGGAATGCACACCTCGAGGAGGGAGACCCAGAACGCATACCTCAACTCCAGGTAGATCGGAGTTGCAAAGCGCTTTCTTGGGAGATGCGCGAGGGATACAAGTGGCCAGAACATAAGTCACAGATCAAATCCGATTCTGAGAATCCCATGGACAAGGACAACCACGGGGTTGAGGCCTTAGGTCGGTTCTTCAAAGGGCACTTCAAAGCACCCGTCACAGAAGGCGGAACCTTCATCACAACGGCAAGGATTGGATGATGACCACACCTTTCACTCCGTATTCAACCGGAGCCTCTCTTTTTGGGCAGAAGCCTTCGTGGGTTGCTGACCCCCTCGACCAGCAGCGTCTGATGTCGTACCAACTTTATGAGAAGGTCTATTGGAACCAGCCGGAGACCTTCAAACTGTCTCAGCGGGGTACTGATGACAAACCCATCTACATTCCCTCTGGCCGGACCATCGTGGATACCTCCAACCGGTACACCGGTCCGGGGTACAGCGTCGCTGTAAGCACCTCCACCGGGGGCACGGATACCGCAGATGTGCTAGCCGTGCGTCTATCGCTCAGTGATCTGATGGCGCGTGAGCGTTTCAAGTCTAAGTTCCGGGGTGCCAAGAGGTATTGCCAGATTCAAGGAGATTGGATCTGGCATATCACCGCCAACCCCGACAAGCCAATAGGGTCAAGGTTGACCCTCAACACGATAGAGCCTGGGTTCTATTTCCCGGTGACTGATCCGGACAATGTAGACCGGATCATTGCCGTGTTTCTGGCTGAGCAGGTGACTGAGGGGGACAATGTACTTGTCCGCCGAGTGTGTTACCGGAAGGAAGCGTCCACGGCAACGTCTCCGGCTAAGATCTTTGTCGAGGAGGGGATGTTCCCGGTTGACAATTGGCAGAATCTGGAGGCCACACCAGAACGAGTCATCCGATCGATGGTGCAACTTCCGGAGGAGATCACCTCCATCCCCGTCTATCACATCAAGAACTTCGAAGAGCCCGGGAACCCCTTCGGGTCGTCAGAGCTTCGCGGCATGGAGCGGCTGATCTCGGCGCTTAACCAGACGATCAGTGACGAGGATTTGACTCTCGCCATGAATGGTCTGGGGATGTATGCAACGACTGCGGGTAGTCCTATCGATCCGGAGACCAAGAAGCCTGTACCGTGGCAACTGGGGCCTGCTCGGGTCATCCAGCATCCTGAGGGGACGGCTTGGAATCGTGTCTCTGGCGTAACGTCGGTTGTCCCCTATGGTGACCACTACAACCGTATTTGGGAAGCCTTCAAGCAGGCCACAGCGTCACCCGATGTCGCGATAGGTACAGTGGATGTCCAGATCGCTCAGTCTGGTATTGCGCTGGCGCTGCAACTGTCCCCCATCATGGCGAAATCTTCAGAGAAGAATGATCTGATCGCTGAGACTCATGATCAGATGTGGTTTGACCTCGTTAACATGTGGTATCCCGCGTTTGAGGAAACCACCTTCAATGAGGTTACTGTCAAGTCCACCTTTGGTGAGGCCGTTCCGGTTGACCGAGACACCCGGTTCAAGGAATTGAACGATATGCTCGATCGGGGTGTGATCGATGACGTCTATTACCGTCAGGAGGCTACCAAGCTCGGTTATGTGTTCCCCGAAGACATGCAGATACGGGCCAAAACCTGGCGTGAGGAGCAGCAAACTTCGGCTGTTGACCCATTCGCCACTCGGGTAGACGACGAGTTGAACAATGACGACACCCAATCCGCTTAAGGGCTACCTGGTCATTCAGCGCCAGTTTGACCGCAGGCTGATTAGAATCCTCGAGACGGCAGCCAAGAGTATCCAACGCAGGATTGCTCGTCTTGAGATATCAGACAAGTTTTCAGATCGAGTGCGTACCTCTCAATTGAGGTTGGTGTTGGCAACGATCCGGCGAGAACTGTCGCAGATGTTCTTGTCTATTGGGGATGTTACGCGGGCTGGTCAGTTGGCTGCCGCCATTCAGGCAATGGATGACCTCGAGTTCATTCGCAATGTGATTTTCGCCTCGGTGACTCGTGAAGCGGCAGACAACCTGTTTGACTCGATCCGGTTCACTGCCGAAGCCGGACTGAAGAACTTCTACGCACGCACACCGCGCGAGCTGTCTGAGCGGTTGTACAAGGCTAGAGCCTGGTCTGAGGGGAAGATTCAGGAAGCGATCCGAGATGGTCTGATCCGAGGTGCGTCAGCACGGGAGTTGGCCAAGGATGTCTATAAATTCGTGTCACCCACTGCGCCGGGGGGTGCCTCGTATGTCTCGATGCGCCTCGCGCGTACAGAGATAAACAACGCCTTCCACAACCAACAGCGGACCAACTTCGATAGCCCATGGGTGGAGGCGATCAGGTGGAACCTGTCTGGGTCACACCCACGCAAGGACGAATGCAACCGGCTGGCGGAGACTGATCAGTACTCGCTAGGTCGCGGAACCTTTCCGAAGCGCAGTGTGCCGGGGAAGCCCCACCCGCAGTGTCTGTGCTACCTCACAGCGGTGACCCTGTCCCCCAACCAATTCGTTTCCAACCTGAAAGATGGCAAGTACGATGATGAACTTCGACGCAGGTACAACGCGAACCTTGCCGCACTGAAAGGATAGAGATGTCATTTCCCGTATCGTTAAAGCAGATCACTCTCACAGGAACCTTCCTGGATGGTGAGGGAGACCCTCGGGGAGGTGTGGTCACCATCACGCTGCCTACACCTATCCGGTCTACCGGTGATGATGTGGTGATCCCTCCGTTTGATCTCGAGATTGATCTCGACTCTAACGGGCATTTCACTGTGGATATTCCGGCCACCACAGACCCTGACTGGATACCGAACACCGCCGAGTATGCGGTGCAGGCGGTATTCGATGAGGACTTTCGCAAGCTTTGGTGGTCCTTTCCCCTGCCGCATGACACAGCGGGGGATTCTCTGGATCTGGCTGATGTCGGTAACCCAACAGTCGGTACTCCGGCGCGCAGCATCCTTCAGGGGACCACACAACCGCTGGCTGATGGGGGCTATAAGGGAACGTGGGGGGCTGGGGTCCTGTATCGTGCCGGTGACACGGTGCAGCACAGTTCGGCCGTCTACGGCGCTCTGAAGGCCTCTAGCGGGGTTACCCCGGGCACCAATGCGGCCATCTGGAAGGTATACCCCGGTGGCGGGGGTGGTGGCGCTGTTGATTCGGTCAATGGCCAGACCGGGGATGTCGTGCTGACGGCTACCGACGTGGGAGCCCAGCCGGTTGATGGGGATCTCACCGCCATCGCGGGGCTGACCGCTACGACAGACAACATCATCCAGTCGGTTGCGGGGATGTGGGCATCGCGTACCCCGGCACAGCTAAAGATCAGCCTAGGGCTGATCAAGGCGGACGTAGGATTGGGGAACGCTGATAACACGTCTGATGCGAACAAGCCGATATCGACTGCCACTCAGACCGCGCTGGACTTGAAGGCCAATCTGGCAGGTCCGGCATTGACTGGCGCAACTACGGCAGTTGATCTGACTCAGTCCGGACGATACCTCAGCACGCCTGACGCCCTGACCGATGCGGCAACCATCGCGGTAGACGCGTCGCTGGGTAATGACTTCACAGTCACCCTCGGGGGTAACCGGACCTTAGGGAATCCGACTAATCCCGTGAATGGCCAGAAGATCATGTTCGCTATCCGACAGGACGGCACGGGGAATCGCACGCTTACCCTCGGGTCGGCCTATCGGTTGGGTACGGATATCTCTTCGGTCGTTCTTTCTACCGCAGCGGGCAAGACCGATTACCTCGGTGTGCGCTACAACAACACAGATTCCAAGTGGGACGTGATCGCTTTCCTTAAGGGGTACTGATGCCCGAGCTGACCGCGCTTGTTGCCGAGACACCCGCAACTCCGGATGCAATAGACGGTGAGGTTCGCCGGATTCTGGGCACGGTTGAACAATCAACAGTAAACACCAACATAGTCGGGATTCGCTGGTTTGCTCCGCAGACGCTCACCGGTATCACGGCGGTATCAATGGCGGTGTGGTCACTGACGAGTAATGATCCTGCCTCTAACACCGGTACTCGGGATATCCTTCTGCCCTTGGGGAGCATTACTGCGGGAGTCTGGAACCGCGTTAATCTGCCCGCACCATTGGCGATGCCGCAGAATACCCCGAAGGTTGCTCAGGTGGCTATTGAGGGTAGTCGGTATACGTTCACACCGCCTACTGTGTTTCCCATCACCAACGGGACACTCAGCATGTTGGCTGCCAATACCTCCGGTAATGGCCGGTGGAGCAATGGGCTGACCGAGAACAGCCTTGCAGCAAATAACTTCCCCGGAGGAGAGGGATACAACTTCTTCGTCGAGCTGATCACTGATGTGAGTCCGCCTACCGGACACTCCAAGGGCGCTGAGTTTCTACCATTCTTTTAGGATGGGGTAATCTCGGGAGATTCTCGGGATCATTGACGAAGGAGCGAAGATGGACCTGAGGTCTATCAAACCGGGATTGTCGGCTGCGCCGATGGTTCGCATTCACCCCCTCACGGGTGAGCCGATCGTCCCGCTTGGTGTGACCAAGCACGGCAAGCCCATCTGGCCCGTGATGGGTGGTGCGCCGGACGACGACGAGGACAAGTCGGGGGATGACGACAAGTCCGATGACGATGAAGACGAAGACGACGACGAAGACGATAAGGAGGACGACGACTCCGACGACGATGATTCGGAGGAGGAGGAGGATGATGACGACAAGGCCAAGGGCAAAAAGAAGAAAAATGCCCAGGCCAAGATAAAGGCCTTGGAAGAGGAGAAAGACCGGCACTATAAGAAGTTCAAGGTCCAGAAGAAGCGTGCCGACGATCTCGAGGCTCGTATCAAGGCGATTGAAGAGAAAGACCTCAAGCCGGAGGAGAAGGAAGCCCGGCGCAAGAAAGAGCAGGATGAGAAGGACAGTAAGGCTGAGATAGCCACCCAGCGCTTGCGTCTTGAGAACGCCTTCCTCCGGGCAAACGAGATTAACTGGGTAAAACCTGAACAAGCCTTGACAATTCTCCTCGGTGACGACGACTACGAGGTCGAGTTCAACGAGGATGGTACAGTTGACCGCAAATCGCTTAGGGCTGAGCTCAAGCGGCTGGCGAAGGCAAATCCCCACCTCGTCAAGAAGGCTGCGCCGAAGGATGACGACAAGGGCGGGGAGGACGCGACGGATAACGGGAGCCAGAGGCAGACCGCATCCTCCATGAACGGGAAGCGAAAAGGCAAGAAGGACGACAAGCCGACGCGTGAGCAGTTGGCCAAGAAGTTCCCCGTCCTGAACCGCCTCTAGGCATCATCCCAACACACTCCCCGATGGTCTGAGATCCGGGGACAGGAATTTTGCAAGTTTTCAGGCCATCCTTCATAGAGTTGAGAAGGGAGTGTAAGGATGAGTCGTTACGACAAGTACAACCCGATTTCGGGTGGCTTTCGTGCAGGTCTCAACGCAGCGTGGACTGCTACCAGTGGTCCGGCTGGTGTCTCTGATCTGAACCGTATCCTGTGCGTTGGTATCAACGGCAGCGGTAGGATCGTCAAGGCCACCACGGCGCTGACCGTCGCTGGTCTCCTCATCGTGCACATGACCCCCAGGGGGGCTGGTGACGTCGTTGACGTCATGACGCACGGTGAGATCGTGGAGATCTCGGGTACCGACATGCAGTCAGGCGCTGCCCCGGTGGCCGGTGATCGGCTGTATCTGGATGCTACGGCATCGCGCCTCAGCACCACAGCACCCGGTGCGGGTGTGAACGGGTTCTTTGTCGGTCAGGTCATCGAGGCCGGTCGACTGGTTGTGCGGTGTGGGGTGATCCAGGGATGAGCAAGCTCATCAGGTCCAGCGAGACCCTGTGGACGCCGGACAAAGGTCTGGATACGATCTGGCCAGCATGGGCTGGTGGGGGGATCTCGCGTAAGGGTTACGAGCGTGTTGACCTCCGACAGATCGGTATGCTCATGGGTGTGGCCGGTGGTGCCGCTCCGCAGACCGGTTCCGGTTTCCACGTCCCAGGTGACGTTGTCACCACTACGGCTGACGGTCGTGATCTCAACGGCATCTGGGATGACTTCCTGGAGATGCTGAACGCGGTGAACGCCCAGCGCCAGGCACTGCTCCGGTTCCTCACCTTTACGGTGAACGATCCGGTTGAGCTCGTGGCTCAACAAGGCTCCGGGGTGGACTTCGAGGAATCCTCGCAGTTCGGTGAGCCTGTCGGTCAGCGCGTCGTTCCGACGTACTTCACGATGGGGTACACGTTCAAGTGGTACGACTTGGCCGGTCGTTATACTTGGCAGTACCTCGCGGATGCTACCGCTCAGATGGTGGAGTCCCTCGGGAATGCGGCGGTTGAGGCTTATCTGCGTAAGCAGCTGTTCGAGGTGTTCAAGACCATTTTCAACCCCACGAACCTCACCGCTACGATCAACAACGCGCAGTACAACGTGTATAAGTTCTACAACAACGATGGCACTGTGCCACCGTCGTTCAAGAACAATACGTTCTTGAGTTCACACCAGCACTACCGGACTACCGGCGCTGGCACCCTCAACGCGGGTGACCTGGACGAGATGATCAATGACTTCAACTCGCACGGGTACAGCCAGGAGAACGGGTATACGCAGGTCCTGATGGTGCACTCCACCATCGGTCAGGTGATTCGTCAGTTCCGGTCTACCGCCAACACAGGCACTGGCACTTACGACTTCATCCCGGCGCAGGGTCAGCCTGGCCAGATCATAACGCAGAACACTCAGATCATCGGCCAGAGCCAGGTTCCTGGCACGCTGGCCGGTCTTCAGGTGATCGGCAACTACGGTCCCCTGACTATCGTTGTGGACGACTGGCTGCCCTCTACGCACATCATCGGCTTCTGCACGGGAGGCACGGACAATCTCACCAACCCGGTGGGTATCCGGGAGCACGCGCAGCAGAACCTCCGTGGCTTGCGTCTGGTGAAGGGTAAGCAGGCGGACTATCCGCTCATCGATTCGTTCTGGGCCTTCGGCTTTGGAACCGGTATCCGGCACCGTGGCGCTGGCATGGTGATGGAAATCACCGCCGATGCCACCTATGACCCGCCTGCGGCGTACGTCTAACCCTCCCCGATGATGTCGGGGGGTGTGTACCCACCATTGCACACCCCCCGGCACCGTAACCGCACAAGCACGCAGAAGAAAGGATCGGACCATGCGAGAGATCCACTGGGACGCTCCTCTGTCCGAGGACGACAAGGCATGGCTGCGGGATCGCGACAAGCATAGCGAGATCGAGGCCAACGAGGCGCGGTTCGCCGAGAATCTATTGCTGAACCCTAAACTCAAGATCGAGGACGAGGACGAGGACGAGGACTCCGGGGAGACTCAGGACGACTACGACTCGTGGAAGGTTCAGGAACTCAAGGACGAGGCGGTAAAGCGTGATCCTCCGGTGGACCTGACCGGACTCAGCAAGAAGGAGCAACTCATTGAGGCGCTCCGCGCTTGGGACAGGGAACACCCCGACGACGAGGGCGAATGAAGGCGTAGCCCGTGAATCCGGTAACGTGGTGGGCATTGAACACCCCGTCCACACAAGGAGATCCGGATGACCGAGCCGACGTTCCAGGAGCCGACCGAAGAGACCACGACGCCGGAGGCCGCCACCTCCGAGGCCGCCGAGGACACCCAGGCCGACTCCGACGAGGACGAGGATTAATCGCTAACATCCCCGGCGAAGGGCAGATGTGGACCCAGTCCATGTCTGCCCTTTAACTTAGAGGAGGTCAAGAGATGGCAACACAAGCCGACATCCAGCGCCTGCGGAGGTTGGTGGGTGAGTCGACCGAGGCCGAGCCATGGACTGACCTCGTGCTCTCCGCCATCATTGACGACACTGCCGACCTCAACACGGCTGCGCTGGAGGTGTGGGAAGCCAAGGCTGCCGAGGCCGCGTCTATGGTAGATGTCACCGAGTCGGGGTCATCGCGTCGGATGTCACAACTGCACCAGCAGGCTCTCACGATGGTTGCCCACTTCCGAACGTTGATCAGTACGTCACCTCAACCTCAGGATCTGGCTGGATACGCCTACACCACCCCGATTGAGCGTGTGTGATGGGGGAGGTTGAAACCAATCGCCGGATCACCAAGGCCTTCATTGACGCCAGTCCTACGGTGGTCTCACTCATCCCCCAAGAGGAGACAATCACACCCGGCGGCGGACGGAAACTGGAGGATGGATCACCCCGGCCTGATCAGACGTTCAAACTCATCCCGATGACCTTCGATCAGCGGCCAACCGTCACTCTGGGGGGTGTGGAGCGCATCATCTCCTATACCTTGCTGGGTGAGTGGGACTGCCAAGCGGGTATCTGGGACAAGTTCACTCTGCCCGATCAGCCTGACGACTATTACCTTGTCGTGGCAATTGCTGATGGCCATGGGTATGAGAAAAAACTGCTTTGCGAGCGGCATTTGCTAAGGGATGGGGTGTCCTGATGCCCAGCCGTCGCGGTGTGTTCGATTTCGATACGCTGACTCCGGCGTTGAAGCGTTTGCTACCCGTCATCGACTCCGGGGTAGATCTGGCGTTTGATGCTGTGCAACCCATGGCTGAGTCATACGCTAGAGAGAACGCTCCGTGGACGGATCGTACCAGCAACGCTCGTAATGGTCTCTTCGCCACCCATGACAAGGTGCCAATGGTGGTACACCGGCTAATCGTGTACCACACCATGCCCTATGGGCTATGGCTCGAGGTGCGCTGGTCTGGGCGCTACGCCATCATCGGGCCTACTCTGTTCCATACGGCTCCTCAACTAGCGGTGATCACCGCTGAGTCAGTTCGTCGGGCTGTTCAGTTATTGGGAGGGTGAGATGCGCGCGGTGATCCGGGGTGCTATCGTTGCTGACCTGACCCTTCAGGGGTTGGGTGTGGTGGGTGAAGGTGTCTTGTCCGGGGAGATCGACACCCCGGCGCAACGTCCCTTTCTCAACCTGAAGTGGGGGGAGAGGCGACCCTTCTTCCAGGGTGCCGTCAATCAGGCAGTACTGGCGGTATGGGTGCATGACAACCCCAATGACTACGACAAGATTGATCTGATCTGTGCTCGCCTGCGGGTGCTGATTCCGTCCCTGGTCGGTATGCAAGATGTGACCGACTACGTATCACAGATTGCCTGGACGGGTGACGGAGGGGATCTGAAAGACGATGGGCATCGGACTATCGCCCGAGTGTCCAACTACCTGATAAACGCGTCATAGGAGGAATGATGGCTAAGTATGCCAAGTACATAGGAAGTGCTGATACCCGGCACATGGGCAAGGAGGAGTGGGCAACTGCCGGAATCGAGCAGGAGGACCTAACCTTCACCGCCAGCAACGGATACACGATCCCGCTGGACCGGGTGACCGAGCCTGCTCGCGAGGTTCTCAAGCGTGACCCCAGCATCATCCTGACGGACGAAGCGCCGACTGAGGATGACATCACGGATGCTCGGATTGAGGCCGCCAAGGGGCGTCTCAGGGCGCGGCAAGAGGGTCTCCGCGTGCTCCACGCACAGGACGCTATCCCTGCGATGGGCCAGAGTCAGAAGTAGCCGTGGACCTCCGTTGCAGACATCGGAAGTTCGGAGTGCTGTTGAAGCCTTCAAGAGATAAGGGCATAGTTGAGTTTTTGTGCCCCTCGCGGTGGTGTGGACGGAAGCCTGGCGTAGTCATCCTGCATACCTTCGATACTTCCACCGGGAAACTGGTGGGAACCCGAGCATTTAAAGATCCAGGAAAGGAGTAAAAGAGCCATGGCTCTTGGAAACTCGCTGCCTTATGGTCTCCGGGACGTGAAGCTCATTGCGTACCCTGACCTTTCAGCAACGACGTTCGGCACTCAGTTGGTTGATCTGCCGAACTCGCAAACCCTCGAGTTTACCGACTCGGAGGAGTACACGGATCTGCGAGGTGATGACAAACTCATCACGAAGCACGGTCAGGGACCCGAGATAGACTGCAGCCTGGAGTCGGGAGGTCTCTCGATCGAGGCGTACAAGGTGATCAACGGCGGTACCATTATAGAGACGGGGATCACACCCAATCAGGTGAAGCGGTACCGCAAGCGGGTGACCGACCAGCGACCGTTCTTCACGGCAATCGGTCAGTCCATCAGCGACAGTGGAGGCGACATCTGGTGTGTTATCTACTGCGCTCGCGCAACTGGTGACATCGGGGGAGAGTTCTCGGACGGTAACTTCTTTATTCCGTCTGCGGACATAACAGGATTTCCCTGCCGCGTGAGCGGCAACGTGGGTGGTGCGGAGATCTTTGATACGCTGTATGACTTCGTGCAGCACGAGACCATCACCTCAATCATCGCGCCTGCGCTGGATACCCCGGCAGCACCGGTCCTGTTCTCGCTGTCTGACATCGCTGGTCCGGCTGCGGGTGGCGAGATCATCACCGTTCGCGGAATCGGGTTCACCGGCACTGTTGGCGTGACGGTCGGTGGTACGGCTGCCACTGACTTCGAAGTGGTGGACAACTTCACACTAGTCATCGTCACTCCGGCGCACGCTGCAGGAGCTGTGGCGGTTGTTGTAACCAACGGCACAGGCGCTTCCTCGGGATCGCTGACCGCTGCCAATACCTACACCTATTCGTAATCAAGATCAAACTCACGGAACCTAGGAGCACACGATGCCTTCCACACCAGAAAAAAGACTTGCCGAGGCTATAGGACTACCGCCTCAAGAAGTCAATAACGTATGGGGACAGTCCGTCCTTGGAAAGCGGATCTTCCTGACTCTCCCCTCCGGTCAAACCTGCTGGGCAAAGCCTGCTGGGCTGCAGGGAATTATGGAAACCGGGATTCTCGGTGAGGCTGACTCGCTCAGTGCGTATGTCGGGAAGCAGTTCGTGCGCAAGGTGCGCGGAGGCAAGGGCAAGCCTGATACTGAGGAGATAGACGCGCAGGCGCTGATCAAGTCCCCCGACACCCTCAAGAAAATCGTCAAACTAGTGGATGGGGTCACACCGCTGGTGGTTGTCGAGCCCAAGATTTACTGCCACTACGAGGTGATCAACCGAGGTACCGACAAGGAAGACACTCGGATGATTCCGGAGGAAGAGCGAGTGTGCCAGTGCGGGTTGCAAGAAGACCATAACGAACACCATGACCACAATGGCCATAAGTTCCGGAGTGCCATCTACACCGACATGATCGGCCTCGAGGACAAGATGTTCCTCTTCAACTTCGCAATCTCGGGGGTGAGAGACGCCGAATCCTTTCGTGCGCAATCCCAGAGTGCTATGGGAGGTGTGGAGGATGTCCAAGACCTTCAGGGTGCTACCGAGCATCCTGCTGGGAATCGTGCCGAGCGCCGGAGGCGCCCACCGAGACGACGGTAGTGACCTCGTCGCGTTTGCGGTCAACCGCGCGGTGTGGACGTTCGGGTCTGCTGTGGAGGCGGACATGGACGAGGCCGAGGCGAACCTCAAACGCGGGAAGAAGCAACCGAAGGCCGAAGTCGTGGCAAGGGCGCGCGAGAAGGTCTTGCAAAACTATCTTGATATTGGAAAGGCAAGGGAAGAGACGCAGAAGGGGCGTTTCCGAGACCCGGCTCTTTCGGTGACACGAAAGAGGTAAAGCAATGTCCGTGCCATCCATAGGTACCATCCGGGGCACCATTGAGATTGACTACGACGGTAAGGGAATCATCCGAGCCCAGGATGATACCGAGGGGCTGAAGAAAAAAGGAGAGGTAACCACAGCCCAGCTCGACAAGATGGCGAGGAACCTGGCGCTGTTCGGTGGCGTGATCGCAGGCGGTTTTGCTGTGGCCACCAACAGCGCTATCTCTTTTGAGAAGCGGTTGTCCGCCATTGAGGCAGTGTCCGGCGCAACGGCTGCTCAGATGGACCAGTTGTCCAAGAAGGCATTGCAACTGGGGGCGGACACCAAGTTCTCGGCTGGTGAGGCTGCACTTGCCATGGAGGAACTGGTCAAGGCCGGGCTATCGGTTGAGGAAGTGCTCGGGGGTGCGGCTGATGCGACAGTAGCGCTGGCTGCCGCCGGTGAGGTTGACCTGCCGTTTGCCGCACAAATCGCCAGCAACGCTCTGAACCAGTTCAATCTCAAAGCGTCGGATCTCAACCGAGTCGTAGACAATATCGCGGGGGCAGCCAATGCCTCGGCTATCGATGTCAAGGAGTTTGGATTCTCCCTCAGTCAGGTTGGTGCGGTTGCGCACCTCGCCGGACAGTCGTTCGAAGATACGGCAACAGCCATCGCCCTGATGGGTAACGCGGGCATCAAGGGGTCTGATGCCGGTACTTCACTCAAGACTTTCTTGAACAACCTCATCCCTACAACCGATCGTGCCAAGCAAACCTTCAAAGACCTGGGCCTAGCGGTCGGGGCATCGGGTAACGCCTTCATCGACGCGCAAGGTAACTACAAATCCCTGACCGACATTGCGGGAGTGCTGCATCAGGCAACGGTAGGGTTGTCTGAGTCCCAGAAGACCTTGGCCCTTGAGACCCTGTTCGGTTCTGACGCCATCAGGGCGGCAGCCATCATCTCGAACGCAGGTGCTGAGGGATTCAAAAACCTCAACGCGGAGATGAACAAGAGCACCGCTGCCGAGGTTGCCGCTACCCGTATGAACAACACGGCTGGCTCGATTGAACAACTCAAGGGATCAGCCGAGACCCTGGCAATCTCGATCGGTCAAATCTTCCTCCCCGCCGTCAACTCGATGGTGAAAGAGGTAACTACCTGGGTCAACGCCTTCGGGGCACTGGACAAGGGCACACAGAAAACCATCGTCACCGTGATTGGCGCTATCGGTGCCTTCGCCCTCGCGGCGGCTGCGGTGGTCAAGGTGGTACAGGCCATCAAGGCTGTACAAACCGCGCTGGCCATCATCAAGGCGTGGGAGATCGCCACCAAGCTGGCAACGGCTGCCCAATGGCTCTGGAACATCGCGCTGTCAGCAAACCCCATTGGCCTCATCATCATTGCCGTTGCCGCGCTCATCGGGGGATTGATCCTCCTATTCAAGCATAATGAGAAGTTCCGCAAAGTAGTCCTAGCGGTGTGGGCGGCAATCCAAAAAGCCGTCAAGGCAGTGGTTGACTGGTTCATGGCGTATGTGTGGCCAACCCTGAAGGTAGTCATTGACGCCGTGGTTGAGGGCTTCAAATGGCTTTGGGGCTGGGTTGTCAAGATCTTCCGATTCATCGTTGAAGGTGTCAAGTTCTACATAGGCATCTGGGTGTCGATCTTCAAGTTCATCGCACCCGTCGTCAAGGCCGCCTTCGATCTCGTGGTGTCGGTCATCAAAACTGCCTGGACAATCATCTCAGCAGTATTGTCGGTCATCATCGCGGTGGTCAAGTTCGTCTTCGGTCTGTGGTGGTCAATTACCTCTGAGATCATGGGTGCCATCCTCGGCCTGATCAAGTTCGTCTGGGGATTCATCGGGCCCTTCATCATCGGGGCAATCAAGCTCTGGTGGGACTACATTCAGGGGGTGTGGAACGGGCTAGTCAAGGTCACCACGTTTGTCTTCAACCTCATCAAAGATGTCATCACCGCAGTATGGGGGTTCATTGGCCCGTACGTCATCGGTACGGCGAAAGCCCTATGGGATGGTGTGGTAGCTCTCTTCACATGGGCGAGGGATCGTGTTGTCGCCATCATCGAGGGTGTTAAGATCATCGTTGACAAGATCCGGAACTTCTTCGGTGAGTTGAAGGCCGCTGCAGACAAGGGTGTTGGCCCGCTGATCGAGTTCGTTAAGGGAATTCCCGGAAAGATTTTCGGTGCAATAGGTAACATCGGAAGCCTACTCTATGACTCCGGACGAAAGATGATCCAGGGTCTGATTGACGGGATCAAGTCGATGGCTAACAAGGCCAAGGACACCTTGTCTGATCTGCTGTCTGGGTTGCGTCGGTTGCTCCCATTCTCCCCGGCTAAGGAAGGTCCCTTCTCTGGCAAGGGCTGGACATTCAACTCGGGAACCGCACTCATTGAGGATTTTGCCAAAGGTGTTGATCGTGCATCAGCGGTGTCTCTGGACTCGCTCATGGGGGCAGTGTCCGGCGTGGCTTCATCGTTCGAGGTGGGTAGTACCCCCGGTGCAACTTCCACCACGACTACCCATGTAGCGGGCTCTGTCAACATCGCTTCGCTGAACGTGTCCGGGATATGGGACTTCACTGATCCAATGGCGACTCGTAACATGGTCTCAAAGATTGACCAGGAGTTGACCCTCTACAAGAATGGATATAGGTGATGGGCTGGGGAACGCTGCAGGTTGGCCGCATCAACCTTCGGGAGACATACACGCTGGGAAACCAGGTGAATGCCACCACCGGGGAGCAGTCTGTGTCGTTGGAGGGGATGGAGTCTAATCCTCCCCTCACCTCGGCACAGGTTGTTGGCAGATCTGAGGATCTGGTGGCCATGCTCGATCGAGTGATTCCGGTCATATTTTCGAGCAAACAAACACAGACCGGTTTCTACGTTGTCAAGGACGTGGGGGTTACCGATACCCTCTGGCCCGAAGCAATATTCTTCAACTGGACACTGAGTCTCGGTCGTATCGGCGCAGAAAATGCGGTGGACATGGAGAGCCGTCTTGGATCGGTTGTCCGGCAGAACGCCTTCGCCCTCACCGGGGAGCGATGGCATGCGCCAGCCGTGGGTGCCTATGGGTATCTAACGGGGTCCACACCGCCGAGCGGAAGTGTAGCGCGCGTACTGGCCGATGCGGAGGGCTCGCTAACCGTATTCAGGGGGCTGCCAGCGGGAGTTAACCCGACGTGGGGTATCACCGCACCCAACTACCTCAAGGGGCGCTCACGCGTCCTTGTGGACGGTGTGGAGAGATCCGGGGTCGGCATCCGTATAGTCACCGGTACGTGGACGCTGACCAACGGCCTGATTCGGGTCACACCGCTGGGGTCTTCGGCCATGTTGCGTATAGAGGGGTGGGACGGTGGTGCCTGGTCTACTCATGACTTCGACATCACCGTAGGGTCTGACCTGACTCCGCCTTTCGATGCCGTGACCATAGTCCGGAACGACTTCGAGTGCGTGGTTATCCGGCTGGTGAGGAACAAAGCGCCATCTGGTCGAGTGCTGGTTGACCTCACCCTCCGGCGCGGTTCCGCGTTCGTGGAGGGATTCATCCAGACCGACACGTCTGCGACCCTCGGTGTCAAGACAGATTCGTCGGTGACCACGACGAACAACGACACCTCCGGGTACATTGTCGAGACCTCCAATGATGCCCAGGGGAACAAGTTGACCATCGGTGTTCCGGTGGCCTTCACGGGGTCGGTTACGGGTGGCGTGAGCAAGACAGCGGTTACGCAGTTGTCCTGGTACGTCGGCTACGTCATCGACGGATCCTCGGCGGTATCAGGCAATGCGGCAACAGATCTCCGCAATCAGTATATTGGATCACTCAGCGAACAGGTGTTGGCGGTAAAGCGATGAGTGTTACACAAGTCAAGCAATCGGTGGGGTCATGGAATGTCCGCCTACGGGGGAACATTCCCAAGGCTGTTCTAGACGCCCTGACCCCGTTCGGTCATGTCGTCATCATGCCGGGATCGGTCAACGTCGCGGAGTACGGAGACAAACTGCTGAATGACGCTCGATATGTGGGTGTGTATCGGGCCAAGGCCGATAATGAGACAGGTACCGTGATAAGCGGTGTTGGTCTGGAGTTCTGGTTGGGTGATGAGAACGGGTCAGGGGAGGTATTCGAGAATCCCCTGGTATACACCAACGCCTCGTTTGACATTGCCATCAGAGGAGCTCTCCCAATCAGTTCCATAGATGAGGGAACCTTCCATTCCATCCCGGGTACATACACCGGAACTCACCAATGGGTAACTCCTCGAAAAGTGATTGACTACATCTGCAGCGTTTTCGGGGCAGAGTGGCGGATTACTACCCGAGGATGGTTGGACGCCGGAACGGTGGCACAACTGTATTCGACCACACCAAAAGCAATCCTGGTTGCCAAGAATGACTCCTCGGATCTTCGATACAAGGCGCTACCGGGTAACGCGACAATGTCTCGCGATAACGACCAGTACACAACACGGGTGGTGGTGTTGGGGGAAGGTGAGGGCGAAACTATTCAAGTGGGAACGGCGAGTCAGCCCTCAGTACCCTACAAGGATCTAAATGGAGGCGACATGGTGATGACTCGGGTATTCTCTGAGTCATTCACCGGACCTACCAACGTAGATGCTCGCGCAGCGGTTTTGCTGGGACAGTACGGGGCACCACAAGCACCCTCGGTGAACCTGGGCACATCCGCCTACGACATCAAGGGAGATGTGCAGGTTGGTGATCACATCTACGTCTACAACCCCGCAGCGGGGTTCGAGGACGTGGCCAACGAGGAAACCTGGAATGGCGAGATAATCCATCCCGTCAAGCTCCGGGTGGTCGAGTTGTCCTGGCCCATTCGTAAGGGGTGGACAGTCGCCTTCCGCGATGGTGACGGGGTGTGGACAGATCTGTCTCCCCATGTGTTCTATGAGGGTGGCGATACCAATATCATAGTTGGAGATCTTCCCAGATCGCTCAGTGGTGGCGGTGTGACCGAACCAGTTGGGTCGCGTCCATCAGTAGACACCACGGTTCCAGATGTTCCGGTGTTTGGAGACTTCTCGACAGGGTCCTACCAGTCGAGTGCTACGAATGACACTCGATCGGTCATTCGGGCTATCTGGTCCACACCACTGAATACGGATGGTTCCACTATTCTTGATGGTGCGTACTACGAGATACGCTACCGGGTGTCAGAAGTGATCGGGTATCAAGTCCGATGGGGAGAGGTAGCCGGTTATCGATGGGGTCAGTTGACGGGAAACCCGTGGGGTGCGCCGTTGAGTGATCCGGTGGCGGTAACCCCGGAGTGGACTTATCAGCCCGTGGGGTGGGGAATCAATGAAATTACTCTCTCCGAGTTGACTCCTGCGGTTACTTATGAGATTCAGATCCGAGCAGTAGATGCCTCGACACCCCCGCATTTCGGAGACTTCTCGGCATCGGCATTCGTGACAACCGTAGGGGACTTATTCGCTCCCAGTACTCCTGCTAGTTGTGACTCGGTAGCACTTGGAGCTCTGATCATTCAAGTTACTCACACCCTGGGTAAATCTTCGGGTGGCACGTTCAACCTGGAGCCTGATTTGGCCAGACTGAACGTTCACGTGGGTGGATCAGCGGATTTCTATCCGGACCAGACCAACCGCGTAGGGGAACTCGCCGCTAATGCGGGAATGATTAACGCCGAGATACCGGCAGTAGGAACCTTTAACATTCCCCAGGTTGAGACGGTATATGTGAAGGTGGTGGCGGTTGACCGATCGGGGAACAAGTCATCTCCCTCGCCAGCGGCAACGGTTACCGCTGACCTCATCCGGGATCAGCACATCAGTTCCTTGTCTGTCTCAAAGTTGACAGCGGGAACCATCACCGCTGAATCTGCCCTGCTGGCCAATCTGACCGTTAGTGGTTCCGGGGGCATCAAAGTCAGTGGCGGGGGTGACATCACCATCACCGATGGATCTCTGGACGTGATTGATACCCTCGGGGTTAAAAAGGTTGAGGCAGGGCTGCTGTCCGATGGGACCTATGGTCTTGCTGCTGTCAACGAACTTAACCAGTTGGTTCCTCTATCTCGATTGGCATTTGGACTCAAACACGGGTATGAGTCTAGCCTGGTGTGGCGTGCCAGCACTTCATACGGGGATCCTACTGACGAGTCATCGGGATTCTTGGTTTCAGGACCAGTGGTGAGTAATGTATCAGTAGGCAGTCTAGGACTAATACTGCTGATGTTGAGCGCTCGTGTCCACATCGGCCATAGCCTGGCCACTCCGGTAACCGGTACCGAGGGCTACATGAGTTTCGAGATCCAGAATCAGGCAACTGGCGCGGTGGTGTGGTCACCCAGCGATTCCTGGTCGGTGGACTTCGGATGGTCGGCCTCTAACACCGATGAGGTTTACTACGCCAGTGTTTGCATAGTGATACCCGTGACTGGCCTATCTCCCGGCCTTTATCGAGTAATAGCGAAGTATAGGACTATCGACGGTGGGCTGTGCCGGTTTGAGAACCGCAGCATCATCGCGTTTCCCTTCTAGGAGATACCATGGCAACTTCGACAACTAAACTGGGACTTCGTAAACCCGACCCCGATCCTACTACAGGCGACTTCATCGACGTGGTAACAGATGTGAACGACAGCATGGATAAACTTGATGCTGCCGTTGGTACTTTTATCTGTACCTCTGGAACTCGTCCGGTGGGATCGCTGCGGTGGGATGGGCGAGACATTTTTGAGACAGATACCCGACGCCGGTACATGTGGAGCACCACCGTAAACGACTGGCTACCCATTCTGCAGTCTCGTGCGGCCGCTGGTCCCTATCTCCTTGGACCCAGTACAGACACCACCGGAGAGGGTATCAATGGACAGGCCTCAGGTTCAAGTGTGGCTATGTGGAAAACACGGGTAACCGGGGATGCAAACTCCAGATTCATGATTGACGCGGCTGGCACCATAAACTGGGGAGGAGGACCAGCATCCGTTGATGTCAGCATGTCGCGTACGGCTGCTAACGAGCTGAGTGTTGCTTCCGGCGATGCCTTCAAGGTAAGCGGAGACTACATCTGCGGTTCTGAGAACGGTGTGTCCGGTGTATCTTCCGGAGGAAGCGATACCACCACTAGCGCTAGTTACGTCAATATGGCGGGGGCTGGGGCAGTAACCTCCTTTAGTTTCACAAAGAGGTGGACACCCACACGAGTTAGAATCGACATGCACCAGATACTCTTCCAGAACGGTGGATCATTTCCCTTCGCCCAACTGGGGGTCCGCATCAACAGCGTAGATTATGACGTAGTTGGGGCGACCATCACAGCCGCAGCAACCAACACCATGTTTTCTGGACTGGCCTATATTCCTGCCAGCGCAATACCAGCCGGAACATACACTGTCCAGGCCCGATGGAAACGAGCCTCCGGTACTGGGACCCTTACTCGTGATGGTGGGGGTTGGTTGTCCTTCAGTGCCCGAGAGTGTAACTGATCAGAGTTTTAACTCCGGTAAGATCGAGGATGAAAGGAGGCAAAATGCAGGAAGAACATGAAGTTCCGGAGAATCCCCTCTACTCGGGTGTCTGCGTAGGTGGGCCTCTGAATGGTCAGGACGCATCCTCGCGGTTCCCTAAGGGGTTCTTGCTGTGTGACCGACCAGGCAAGAAGGCCTGGCTCTACGACTACCTTCCGGGAGATGCCCTAGGACCGACTCCCGGCAAGTTCCTGATTCGCATCGCCGAGGGTGTGGAACTGATCGAAGATCCGGCTGCACCTAAGAACCGATGGCGTGCTGCCGAAGAGGCGGAGTTCGATGTCATCGCCGCACCCTGGATCGAGACACCCAGTGTTGAGGTCCCCCAGGCAGTTGGGGAGGGTGAAGAATGAGCACGCTTGCACCCTCTTTACTAAAGCAGGCGGCTGTCGACTGGGACAGTTACTATGCATCAGCGGTGTTCTCTGGCATTGTCGGTAACCTGGCGCACATGCGCAAGGGCGGCTATCACGTGTCACTCGAGGATCAGCCTTACGCCAACAACTATTCAGCGGTTGGTGTGGACGATGCCGCACCTCCCGGTGATTGGCGTAGGGATCTGGCAACGGCGCTTGACATGTCCATGAGCAAGTCGGACATGGTTCTGAGTGCCAGCCGATGGGCTGCCATCTACCATGACCACAGTGACCCTCGACGCAAGTACTTTCGGGGTTTCCAGGGGTGGACCGGTACCGGTTCGGCCAAGCGATGGGACTTCGTCAAAAACTACATCGAGGACACCACCAACGATCACCAGTGGCACCAGCACACTGAGATTCTTCGGCGATATGCTGAGGATACAATGATGCTTGAGGCTCTGAGGTCAATCGCCAGCGGTGAGTCCAAGGCAACTTGGATCGCGAAGTGGGGGGGTGGCGGGGGAAACCACCAGCCCGGTAGTCGCATCCTGCGGTTGACCACACCCAACCTGCGGGGAGCAGACGTCCTATTCCTCCAGAAGTGGATTGGCGGGGGTAAACTGACGCTTGACGGGGTCTTTGGTCCCAAGACCGAAGCGCGTGTCAAGTGGTACCAGAAAATGAGAAAACTCAAAGTGGATGGCATTGTAGGCCCGAAGACTTGGGCACAGATGGGTGTCCGCATGCGGTAATCACCGCATCAACAATCTCCCCACCTCGATAACTGTTCTACTCCCTGTGACAGGGGTCGAGGTGGGGTTTACACAGACAACAGAAAAGAAGTGGGGGTAAGGGCGTGCCTGGATTAGACCTGACAGGGCCGATAGCGCAGTTTGGCTTTGGCATAGGTGTGGTCCTTGTTGTGGTAACAGCCCTGCTTCGGGGAACACTGCGACCTCAGTCTTCGGTGGATCGGGAACAAAAGCATTTAGAAGCCCGTCTGGCGGAGAAAGACCTCATAATTGCAGAGCAAAGGGAGACGATCAGAGCCCAAGATCAGCGCAACGATGAGTTGGCCAAGCAGGTAGGAAGACTGGTTGAAGTTGGTCACACCGCCAACGCTGCCCTCTCATCTTTGCCCTTGCCTCAGGGGAGTAGTGACCGATGAAGTGGAGAAGGATCTTGTTCTGGATGTCGCCAGAATTGGGCGGGGATCATCAGGCGGAACTTGAGGAAGCCCAACGTGTACGAGAAGAGGCGGAACTGAAACTCCGCCAGACCAGGGCTGAAACTCCCGTAGTAAATCGGGTAGCCAGAGAGGCCATACGACTGCGCCGAGAGAATCACTTCGGTGACAGGTTTCAAGCGGCAATGATGCCGCAGCATTGGAGAGAAGGGAAATATGGACACATTACCTGAGCTGCCGGTGTACGCGTTCACAGCGAATGCGGCAGGCATGTTCTCCCTCATCATCACTGTTCTCCTGCCTCTAGCCGTCGCGGTCATCACCACACGGGTGACCTCGGCAAGGGCTAAGGGTACTCTACTTCTAGTTGTGGTTGCGGTCAAGACCACCGTGGAAGCCCTCATTGCCAACGGAAGCGATTACATCAACTTCGGTTGGGTGCCGTTCCTGATGAACCTGGCAATCAACTTCAGCATTGCCTCACTCATGCACTTCGGGGTGTGGAAGCCGATGGGTGCTTCTGTGTATCTCCAGGAAAACGTGGGTGTACGCACCATTGACGGCACCGCGAGAGAATCGTAATATCAATATCCCACCGTAACAAGTGGCGGTATGGATATCGAGGGTAGGTAAAGAGGGCACCCCCGGACTGGAGAACCGGGGGTGCTTTCGTCTATCGTCCCCAACCCTGAGGGTTCTGAAACACTCGCCGTGTCTTGTCTCGAGGTAGAAGATTGATCCCGAACATGTCGAGTAGTGTAGTTGCGATCCAGTTGCGATACCGAGGGTTACGCCGACCGCATGCATGCACCATGTGTCCTCGGCGTGACCGTTTCCATGACGTCTCCCTGCATCCCCCTGAGGACCCCGGACAGACGGGTTCATCCCGATCGGGCATCCGATATACCCCGACCACCTGCGCGCCCTCAAAGGTGGGTCCACCGACCTCCGGCATGCTGTTCATCATTACGCGAGCAGCCTGGATGTCCTTAACATGCGTGACGACCAGATATCCCATGGACACGCATTATAGCCTTTTGGCGAAGAGGGCAGGGTGAGGGTAGTGTTATCACGTCACAGACAAACATCATCCGGACTAACCACCTAACAGGGGGTACGAACATGGCAAAAAAGAGCGCTCCGGCTGTCGAGGAACTCGAGGACGACGGTCTGGAACTGGTCGAAGACGCGGAGGACGAGGACGACCCGAAGCCTGCCAAGGGTAAGGGCAAGTCCGCCAAGACATCGGCTCCGGCCAAGAAGGAGAAGGCCGAGACCAATGGCATGGGTGCGGCGTGGCTCGCCGATCACGTCAATGAGACGCTCGGCACCGAGCTCACTCCGGCCAACGTGCGGGTGATCCTGCGCAAGATGGCCGCTGATGGTGATATTGAGCGCGAGGTTGGCACCGACCGCGCTCGCTACTCGTTCACCGGCGAGAATGACCGGACCGTGAAGGCCGTCATCAAGCGTGTGAGGGCCGGTGAGGTCGAGGAGGCCAAGAAGGAGCGCTTGAGCGCCGCCAAGGCTGGCAAAAAGGCCAAGGACGAGGATGAGGCCGAGGAGGAGACCAAGCCTGCCAAGGGCAAAAAGGCCAAGGCGGCTGCCGAGGAAGCCCCCGCTCCCAAACCCAAGGCCACCCGTAGGCGTTCGTCCTAACTGGACATCTGGACTGACCTCGGTCACTCACCCCTACCCCGTAAAGGCCTCGGGGGGTGGTGTGACCGGGGTCCCTCTTTGTCCGTTTTAAACTAGGACTGAGCGAAATTTTAGCATATTCTCCGACAAGGCCGAGTTGACATCGGGGGTTGACATCGGACACACCGCTGCCGTAGCGTAGGTGATGTCAGGGCATGACGACATCTGAAAAGGGGAACTCCGATGACCACCATTTTCTACACCCAGCACGAACTCAAGCCTGCGGACATCCGGCGTGACGAGGCCAAGGAGGCCGCCATCGCACGCAATCGCGCAAAGGCTGCCACGAAGCGCACACCGGCTGCGGGCACTCGTGAAATGACCGAGATGCGGCACTTCGGGGATAACGCTTCGGATGCTGCCAAGAATCAGTTCGAGCGCCTGCTTGCGCAACTGGCGCAGGTCAACCCCACGGTTCACGCGCAGGCAGCGGCCTGGTGGACAACCCAGCGCGACACGATCAAGAAGGGCGACATCTCCCCGGCGATCAACCGTCTCCGTGTCCGCATCGCAGAGTCGGGCAACACCACTCCCATGCCGACCCCCGCACATGGTGTGGTGTGCACCCACGGTGCGCCTTACGGTCCCCAGTGCAACATCACTGATCAGCGACCCGCTTATGTCCCGGACACCACCCCGCGTGACCCGTTCGCTGATGTGCCGGACGGCTACTATGCCGTTGACACGGAAGAGGGCGTGCTGGGGTTCTACCGGGTGTCCACCTGGAAGCGGTCCGGTGATCGCAAGGTCCAGGTCAAGGCTTCCAACGAACTTTACGACATCAAGGGCTGGAAGGCCGCTGACGCTATCCTGGAGAAGATCCGTCGCGACACCCCGGAGGTTGCGGGTAAGCGGTTCGCTGACGAACTCCGCATGTGCTGGCGGTGTGGACGGGACCTGACCGACGAGGAGTCCCGCGCTCGCGGAATGGGATCCACCTGCGCCAGCAAGGCATAATGGAGGGGGTCTTCGGACCCCCACCCTAATAGTAGATTCATCCGTCAGGGCATAACTCAAAAGGGGATCATCAATGTCGCTCGACACGAAGACCATTGCCAACCGGCTGCAAACGGAACCTCGCATTCTGCGGCGCTTCCTCCGTGACCCCAAGTCGACGTTTACCGCCGTGGGTTCGGGATCGCGCTACGTCTTCACGGAGACGGACATTCCCGAATTGGAGCGCCGTTTCAGCGATTGGATGGGCAACCGTCCGGCAGCAACACGTCCGGCTACACCTGCCATTCTCCGGCAGTGTGACGAAGCGGCAGCCCAGCGTCTGAAGGACGAGGCGGTGTGGGCAGACGAGGATCGGGATCGGGGAGGTCCTCTGGTTATGGCTGACATCCGTGATCCTCGCGTGCGCAAGGCCGTTCAGTCCAAGGCCAGACTCTGGGACGCTCGACTAGAGGAGCGGTTGATGGCAGCCGGACTGCACATCTCGCAGATGCCTGATCGTAGGGTCGCGGTGTGATAAACGGGGTTGCCTGCCTCGTCCTCTTTATTGGGGCTGCCGCGCTGACCGTATACCGGTTGGTGCGCAGCCCTGTTTCTGTTGACGGTTCTGGCGAGGACGTGTAGCGTAGGGGTTGTCAGGGCAACGGCACAACCCAATGGAGGAAACCGTGAACGACAAACTGGCTCGCATGATCTCCAAGGTTCAAAGTCTGATCGACGCGGCTGAGGCTACCGACAAGACGGCTGACCGCGAGCAGGACCCCGAAAGTTCGGAGGGATACCGCAAGTCAGCGGCCAACTACCGCGCTACTGCGGAGGCCATCATGCGCAAGTACCGGATCGAAGAGGAGCAGTTGATCGCTACCGACCAGATCACTGCCGAACCGGTGATGCACTCTATCTTCGGGTTCGGGATGAACCCCGAATTCTTCGGGGAGTACTCATCGATGATGCGGTTCATTGCTGAACATAGCGGTATCGAAATCGTCAGCCGGTACGACTACGAAGCGGACAACCCCGGGGTGTGGTTTGACCTGTTCGGGTATGAAGGAGATCTCCGGATGGCCGAGTGGCTCTGGTCCTCAGCTCGTCTGGTGTTCGGCTCACACCTTGATCCTCAGGTTGACCCCCGGCTGTCGGACCAGGAGAACGCGTACAACCTGCGTCAGGCCGGTATCCTGCGTAAGGACATCGCGCGCAAACTGTGGCAGGCCAACACTCCCGCCCTTCGATCGAAGGCCCAGCGGCTGTATGTCGCGGAATGCACCAAGCGCGGGGAGAAACCGCTCCTGACGGGTCTGGGAAGCGATGCGGAGATGTACCGGGAGTCGTATGCCCGTGGGTTCACATCGCGTCTCCACGACCGTCTCAGGGCCGCTCGTGACGCTGCTGACGCGGTGGGCGGAGTCGTGGTGCTGGCTGGACGTGCCGAGCGCATCAAGGAGGCCAAGTACCGTGCTTACCCCCGCCTCCGGCCGATGAACGCTGATCAAATCGCCAAACGGCAGGCGGAGATGGCCAACATCCCCAAGGCACCGGTCAAGGTGGATCGTAGGCGCAAGGACTGGACTCAGGCTGATGAGCGCGCCTACCAGCGCCGTAACGGCCGGTCGGCTGAGGCTGGTCGGGTGGCCGGTAGTGCGGCCGCTGGCAAGGTGGAAATCACGCGCAACCACGACCAGGCTCAGCGCTTGGACACCCCCCATACCGCACTGGAGGGGTAATCCCCCACCGTTCCCCATGGGTCGGGCCTTCTTGGGTCCGGCCCTTTTTCATGCCCCGACCAGGGCGTTATGTAAATCCATAAAAATCTTGGGCTCTCGTGTTGACACGTCTGGAGAGGCCGCGTAGCGTTAGTGGTGTCAGGGCAACGACATGAAAAATCCCAAACAGGAGGAACCCAAAATGCGAATCTACAACACCGCCAACGAACTGCACACGATGATCGCGGACTACAAGGGCGCGCAGGCCACCGTCAACCTGACCAACGGACACACGGTTGAGGGAGCGTTGATCTCGATCAACTCGGTGGGCCTCAACGTGAAGGACGCCAACGGCAAGACCATCAGCCGGGCGCTGTCGAAGGTCGATTTCGTGGATGTCATCACCGATGACGCTGAACTGGACGAGGACACCGAAGCCGACATGCTCGCTGACATGATCGAGGAAGGTGTGATTGACGCCGAGGACGATGACATCGAGGTTGCGGCTGCTGAGGACGGGATCGCGCACACGGACCTGCCGGAGAACACGGACTCCCTCGACACCAACGCGGACGACGATGAAACCCCCGATGACGACGCTGCCGACGACTCCGGGCTGGAGATGGACTCGGAGATGGACGCGCTGGTAGCCGAACTGGACGGATGCACGACGAAGGAACTGGCGGAGGTGTTCGGAATTGAGGCCAAGGAACTGCGCGTGAAACTGCGGGCACTCGGGATGGGTGTAGGCAAGGGCCACCGGTACCACCTCACCGCTGACCAGGTGTCGCTTGTGAAGAACGCAATGAAGGCGTAAAATCGACCACAACCCCCGCAAGGAGGGCCGGGTGCTGCCGGACAGGGCGCACCCGGTCTGTTAGTTAGTGAAAGGATCGACCCCCGTGTCTTCCCCCTCGCGCCCATACACCCACATAGGCTGGTACTATCTCGCCCTGGTTACCGGTATGATACTCATTGGCTACGCCATGATGGCGTTCGCCTACGTCACGTGGCCTGATGCCGTACGCGGAATCGTCGGCACATTCGCTCCTTGAGATGTACCCGAACGGATGAGGTTTCGGACTTGCACTGGGACCTCATCAGAGTTTAGAGTTGAGGTGTCAGGGCACGGAACACCAGGAGGACACGATGGCACGGAAACTCTGCACCATCTGTAACAAGCGGCCTGTCGGAATGGGCAAGAACAGCGGATACGAGGATCAGGAATTCTGCCTCAAGCAGGGATTCTGCAACCCATGTGGCAACGAGGGCCAACATGAGATTGCACACGACAACGGGCATGAGTACATCCCCATGTCGGAGTGCTGGCTATGCAACCCCGAGATGAACGAGGCTGCTGAGGAGTACACCCCCCGCAAGGGTCACACCAACACCGTTGCTAAGTCGCGCGAATCGCACGCCGGATGCACCCACCCCCGGACCCCTCTGGCTCGTGCACGGTGCCGGAAGGTGCGCGCGGAGCACGGGTCACCCGTCGCGACAGACCTGCGCGGGGAGATCGTGAAGGTGTGTACGTGCGGGGGAAACCCCGAAACTGACGGGAAGGTCCTCATCCACTCCCACAAATGCCCGCTGAAGGGTGAGGAGAACGTCATCGTCCACAACAAGGACGTCACCAGCGACTACCAGTGCTCTGGATGCCAGCGACGCGTTGAGCCGGTTACCGAGTACTCGGAGTGCTGCAGCGAACCGCTGGAGTATGTCGGGTGAGAACAACCCGAAAGGTTGAGAGCCCCGCCTTGGTGCGGGGCTTCTTTCATGGTAGAGTTTTCGTATCAGGGCGAACGACAACCGGAAGGACAACCGCAATGACCACGCGAATTGATCACTCGAACTGCTCACACCCCCGGACCCCCGCAGGCCGCGCGGCATGCCGACGCGATGCTTACCTGCGTGATGCCGGAATCGACACCTCGGGCGCGATGGATGAGGGTAACCGGGGTGTGGTCAAGCACACTTCGGAGTGGTCACCGGCCACTGTGGTTCCCAGGTGCACCAACCGCAACGGAACGTGCACGTTGAAACTGTGCTTGTGCCATGACCATAATGGAGCGGGCAAGCGGGCGGCTGATCGGGCAATGCGGGTGGCTGACTCCAAAGTTCGCGTGGTCACTCGCGTGGAGAACCTTCCGATGCCTAAGCTGACTCCCGCCCAATTGGCCTCCCCGATCTTCCAGTCACTGCTCCGAAAGTAACCGAACGTATGAGGTCCCCTTGCCTGATGGCGGGGGGACTTCTGGTAGAGTTAACGCGTCAGGGCAACGACGAACGGAAGGAACGGAAAATGCGACACCTCCTCAACCTCCTCCGGGTAGCAAACCCGATCTGGTTTGTCGGAACAGCTGCGGTTGTTCTGATGGGGCTTATCCTCTTCTCGGTGATTGGACGATGACAATGAAGCACGCGGTGACATTCTCGGTACTGCTGGACACCTCTAAGGTTCAACAAGCGATGTCGCGTCGGGGATGGGTGGATACCCTGGGCCTGGACGACACGGACTCCTGGGATGCCATCTACGAGGCACTGGCCTTCGAAATCATGACTGCTGGGGATCACACCCAATTCGCGATTACCGGCATGTCGGTGAGCGTGGATCGTGAGGATTGATTCTGTCGGGTAGGAGACAGATCGACTGGGGCCCTTACCTTGCGGGGTGAGGGCCCTTGCCGTAGGATTGATACATCAGGGCAACAACTGCAAAAGGAGGCAACACATGGGATCAACCACGAAACTCCCGATCCACAAGCAGATCATCGCGGGGTTTGCCGTTACCATCGTCGCGGCTGCGATCGTCCATACGGTGACAACCAGGGCGGTAGATGAGAACGAGGATCGAATTGTCGCCTCTGTGACGTTCAAACCGGCAGATAGCCGCAAAGAGCCGGTAATCGTCCGGATCAACGTGGGTGGTGTGGAAATACTCAATGAGCTCATGACCCACTCCCCGGGTAACTGGCAGGTAGACGTGCCCAAGGGTGTTCAGGTGATGGTGAACGCAAACCAGGGCGAGAATGGTGACCTGGATTGTGTCCTTCAGGTGAACGGTGAAGTGAGGGACACCAACCACCGCAATACCCCCGGTTCTATCCGGTGCTACCACAACCGCAAATAATCCCTGAGAAAAACCCCCGTTTCCCTTGTGGCGACGGGGGTTTCTCTGTTAGAATTGCCGTATGGAAAACATGGAACGGGTTCTGACCCTCATCAAAAACGGCGACATCGACAACGCGGAAGAATACATCATCGCGTGTGCCCACACCATCACCGCTGACGATGCAGAACGCATCATGACGGCGGTCCGGGCTGATGATCCCCAATGCGCCGGAGATGCCGCCCAGATCCGCGATGCGCTCCGCGACAACACAGAATGGACCATCCACTAAAACGAAACCCCCGGCGCACCGTTGGTTGGTGTGACCGGGGGTATCTTTTTAGCCCGCTCAGATGGCCATAGAAGCATCAATGGCGTCCAACACGTCCATTGCCTCGCGTACGCTTCGTACTACGGCTACGATTCCCTGAGCTGCTCTAATCTGGTTGTGCCGAAGGCGCTGTATCGGGGTAGGTTCATCACCCTCCGGCATTTTGGTCTCCATCCAGATGGAATGTCCCCTATAGCATCCCACGATATCGGTTAGGCCGTTCATCATGGTTGGTCCCCCGTGTACCTTGAAACAGAATCCCCCGCGTGCGCGGATTCTATCCTGGATCTCGCGGGATAACCGCGATTCGCCTTGTGCCACAACGATTCCTTTCTAATGAGGAAGACCCCGGACCAGTTCGGGGGGAAGCCGTTCACTGGTCCGGGGTCCACCTTTTCGGGGTTGTCAGGGCAATTGACGTACCCGGTTAGGAGGCCGTGTCGGTGACCTACACGTCAATCATGACATGCCGGAACCCTAGCCACCAAATGTCAGAGGTCATCCAAGTCGAGCTCGTCGTCCTCGTCATCGTCGTCACGGGACTTCTTGGACTTGGACTTGCCCTTCTTGCTCTTGGGCTTCTCTTCCTCCTCGTCCTCTTCGTCGTCCTCGTCTTCGTCCTCGTCACGAGCCTTCTTGGATGACTTGCCCTTCTTGGCCTTCGACTTGCCCTTCTTGGGCTTCTCCTCTTCCTCGTCGTCATCGTCCTCGTCGTCATCGTCCGGCTCAGCGGCCCTCTTGGACTTTGCCTTGGACTTGCGGGAGGTAGGCTCCTCGTCCTCGTCATCGTCGTCTTCATCGTCAGCGGCCTTACGCGACTTGGACTTGCTGGACGATGCCGACCCCTGCTCGTTGCGCGCGTCCTCGATGTCCGCGACGGGGAACAGCATGTCAATCTGGGACTTCTCGCGGCCCTCGTACTCGTCATCGACGAGACAGATGCCGATAGACTTTCCGACCAACTTGGTCGGGTCGAGCTTGACCTTGGAACCGGGGACCTTGATACCGGCGCTGATGCATAGTCCTCGGATCTTCCACAACTGGTTGTTCTCGAACATGCAGTAGTATGGATAGGAGGCGCGAACGTCACCGTCCACCTTAACCGTAAATACCCAGCCGTGGTTGCCCTCCTTGCTCTCGTGGTCAGCCACCGCCGTGATTCGAGCGTAGTAGTCGCCCTCCGGCTTCCTACGTGGCCGGAATCCCCCCGCCTTGTCTTC